TTACTGTAACAGAGACAGTACACCCTGGTTAGACTGGTTAGCCTGTGCCAGCATAGCCTGACCTGCCTGAGCCAGGATGTTGTTGTTGGAGTACTTAACCATCTCAGTAGCCATATCGGTATCACGGATCTGGCTCTCTGCGCTGGTGGTATTCTCTACAACGTTATCCAGGTTGCTGATGGTGTGCTCCAGACGGTTCTGAACAGCACCAAGTGCGGAACGCTGGGTAGATACTTTCTGGATTGCAGCTTTAATAGTCTCAATTGCATCCAGTGCGTTGCTATCATCTGCTCCATTAACTTTCAATCCATCAACACCAATTCCCTTTGCGCTCATTGCATCAATAGAAATGGTGATCTGGTTATTGCTGGTTGCGTCAGCGCCAACATGTAAGCTTAACTCAAGTGCTGTCGTCTTATTGGCCTTAGCTGCTACGTAATCAGTAAGATCATCACTTGTCAACGCGACAGAACCTGCTGCATCTTTATATAAAGTCTTTCCAGATTTCATAGAAACATTACCGGCTTTATCAACATCAAAGTATGACTCCAAGCCATTTTCAGAGATCTTGTTTCCATTTGCATCATATAAAGTGGGTTTTCCACCTGCAACAAACGTATAATCGCTTCCAGCCTCCGCACTGTTTTTACCATATTTTGCAGAAATTGTAATCGTATTTCCTGCTGCGGGAGCTCCATCAATATCAACCAATGCCTGTAATTCATCATTTGCCTCGGTAACACCCTTATACCACTTGCTTTCAGCAGCATTATATGTATAAGTTGTGTCAGCTGTAGGTAATGTTGCGTTAGCTTTAAGTGTAGCTTTTACAGCTGCATTGCTAGAAGTCACATCTGATGTAACCTCTGTGTACAGCTTAGTTTCAGGATCTGCTGAGAGAACATTCTTCAGCTCAGTTGCATCTGTAATCTCTGTTCCGTCTGCTTTGTAAATCTTAGTTCCTGTTTTGATTGCAGCATCTGCATCCACAGCATCAGCTGCATAGACACTTGTCATTGCCTTTCCTGCTGCAGTATTACCCTTTAACAAATAAGTCTCGTTAAATTTGGTGGTCTCTGCAACACGATCAATTTCAGTGGTTAACTGGTCAATTTCATTCTGAATGTAATCACGATCATCAACAGAGTTGGTGCCATTAGCTGCCTTAACTGCCAGCTCATTCATTCTCTGCAGCATATCCTGAACTTCGTTCAGCGCACCTTCAGCAGTCTGTACCGTGGAGATACCGTCCTGTGCGTTAGAAGAAGCCTGTGTCAGACCTCTGATCTGCTTTCTCATCTTCTCACTGATGGACAGACCTGCTGCATCATCAGCTGCACGGTTGATCTTGTAACCGGAAGACAGTTTCTCGGTGGACTTTGCCTGGGATGCTGTGGTTAATCCTAACATTCTGTTAGAGTTCATTGCTGTTAAGTTGTGTTGTACTACCATAATAATTTACCTCCATGTGTAAAAAATGTTGCAGATACATCCGTTTATCTGCGGTGTGTGGTTAATAGTTACTGCGGCCCTAGGATTCCGCATTGTTAGCAAGCTTTTGTCCCACAATATCTGAAGTTATTTGTTCTGTACGATCACGACGTTGGATTTTTTCTTCTTGGTGGTACCTTCCGGATTCTTGTAATACTTCGGGATCGTCGCCAGAAGCTCCGGATCCTGGATCCGTTTTTCAATGGCCTTGCTTCGTACGATGTTCACATCCTTGGGGGCGTCGATCATGATACGTGTCTGTCCGCCGCTGCTTCCCAAAAATACAATCTTCACATCGTCTCCGATCATCAGAAACTCTTCATCTCTCACCGATAATCTCAGCATAGCCATTCCTCCTTGAATCGATTATTTCCTTATAATTTGCTGTGTTTTGGAAATAGTAATCGTAATGTAACAAACTTGATATTGTGTTACCCTTGTGTTCATAGTATGATCTCCTGAAAAATTTTATCCCGGTCATCCTGCTCAATGCCAAGATATCGTTTGGTCACTTCATAAGACGAATGATTATAGATGCTGACCAGCATTGCCGGCTGTACGCCCTGCTGCCAGGCATGATATCCGAAGGTTTTGCGAAGGGAATGACAGCAGATCACGCCGGGGATATTGTAATAAGCTGCCACCTTTTTGATGATGCGAAAAGCCTGCACCCGACTGATAGGTTCATTTTTATTGCTGTGGGGAAAAAGATACTTTTCTGGCTGAATAGGTTTTTGCTCCTTTCGAAGCTGTGCCTGATAATTTTGAAGACATGCGTGAATATTATGATTGATATAGATGCAGGAGGTCTTTCCCGTCTTCTGCTCAATGATCTCAATATGCTCCTGCCATCTGTTTTGAGAAAAGTTATAAACATCTTCCCACCGCAGAGTAAGCAAATCCGAAATCCTCAGTGCAGTATTCAAGCCCAGGATCACTAACAATTGGTTTCTGGTATTGGGGTGGATTTCCTTATAGTAGTTTTTAAAATTTTTCAGATCCTCCAGGTTACGAATTGGTTGTGCTGTATTCATCTGATTCCTCCTTGAAATTAGTGTAAGTCGCATAAATCCGGCGTTTTTATATATCTGTGAACTATAACATATACGTCCCGGGGCTGCATTTACTTTGGCAAATGAGGGGTTCAATTTTTTTCAAAAAAGGGGTTAAGTTTTCTGCGAGCGTACCGATATACTATGTGAAAGCAAAAAGGTAACACAATATCAATTGTGTTACCTTTTTTATGTCTGTCGAAAATCAACTTTTGAGGAATTTTTATTTATTTTTTGTACCAGATTTGCACCAAATTTCAGGGATTGCACCGTTTGCAGGGAACATATCCCATATTGATGACCTCTTCTCTGCTGCCGGTGTAGATTTGTTTATTTTTCTCTTTCATATCGTCCACGCTGGAGCATGTGGGATAATGGAATTTCATAGTGTTGGTATTCAGCACATAGGTGGTTTGCCGGGTTTCCTGCGGTACCAACGATTCCGGTGAGGCCTGCACCGTGGTATCGGTCTCAGGCTGTGGTGCCGGTGTCTCTACCGTGACAGACGCTGCTGTGCTTTGGTAGGTTCCGCTGCTCTCCGCCCAGTTATCACCGGTGGCATAGTCAATACCGATCCCCGGCTGCACATTGTAGGCAAATACACAGAAGCAGATTCCCTCTCCGGCATCTTCCACGGAATAGGCTTCCATGAGGACGCCGTCTGCCAACAGGTTATCCCCGTCAAAAATAGGAGTGACGCGGTACAGAACATGGTTCCCTGTATTTTTGACATAATCGCAGACTTTCGTCTCAAAAGGGAGCATCCCCTGCACGTTGAGATATCTGGTTCCTGTGATCAGGTTCTGTGGATTGGCGTTTTCCGCCGCCAGCATGTAGGCGATCAGGTGGCAACGATTGTATAGGTATTTTCCGTCCACGTTATCGTATTTCACCAGATGCCAGCCGGTAGGTTTCACGGCTCCGATCTCCCCTCTCGGTTCTGTCGGCATCAGATCCTGTCCCACGTTGGCATATGCCACGCCACAGCGCCCCAGGCTATCCAGCTCGCTGTATGTCTCGAAGGACTGTGTAGTCAGATCTGCTTCTGTGAAATAAGGTTTGTTGCCATTGACTTCTGTATAAGGTGTGCCGGAGTATGCCGGAATCTCCCGGAGGGAAAATGCTGACGTGCCCTCTCCTGTCGGAACATCTGTTGCAGATGTGACCTGCTGCGCTTCTTGTGTATCCGAAGAGTATTCCTGCGGCTGTCCGGATTCGGATTCCGATGCTGCGGTCTCCGATGCCTCCAGCAATTCGGAGGGAATCGTCGCCGGCTGCTCTATCGCATAGGTATTGTCCTGCAGCGTGACGGTGCTTTCCGCACAGCCGGTGAATGTCAATAGCAGTGCCAGCCATAATGACAATTGTATTATCAAACGTTTCTGAGGTCTGTTGTGTTTCATTTTCATAGCTTGTCAATTACTCCCTTGTAAAACTCTTTGGAAATTATACCACTTATACTGAGTTTGGTTGAGGCTACACGAAAAAGAAAAAGTGCCCAAAAACGGCACTTTTTCTATGGAGTAGACGGGAGTCGAACCCCACAAATTCACTCGAAACATACTGTAAATTCAATGTTTTTAGTATTTCTCTTTGAGTACCTTTGAGTACTTTATTACAATTCACTCAGCCTACTGAGTTCCATACGTTTTTCTTCAATACTGTTACGGTCGTAATAATAATGATCTCTGGTACATTTCAAATCCACATGTCCCATAGAATTAAGAATTGTAGATTCACTTACTTTTCCATCCAGCAAAATAGTTCCATACGTTTTTCTTACCTTATGTGGAGATTTAGCTTTCATGTTTATCTTGGCTTCACATGTATAATTTAATCGTCTACGGAAAGAATACGTTCTTATCCTATGTCCATCCTTCATAAATAAATACTCGGAACCTGCGCAAGTCAAACATTTATCTATAATCCATTTGTATTTTTCTGGAAGAACTACAAACCTTATGCCAGCTTCTGATTTAGGATAATCTCGAACAGCATAAACGCTTTTCCCATCATCGTCTTTATAACGAATTTCGGTCCTATTGATATATACCGTATAATTGATAATATCTTCTTTCTTCAGTGCTGCAAGTTCTCCAACTCGAAGACCGGTTTTGAAAGCAAGTAGCAACGCTAAGTTCATTACATCCAAATTCTTTGTAAGATAGTCCTCCATCGCTGTTTTTTCTTCTTTCGAGTATACCTGATCCAACGGCTGAGTTACTATCTTTTTGAATCGTTTTGGAGAAATCTCCATATCTGTCAAAAACTCGGAAATGCTAAAATCAACATATTTCCTTTTTTTCGCATATTTGAATATTCCATACAAAACAATTCTAAAATTTGAAAATTGCTTTAAATTCATTTCATAATCAGAAATGCTTTCATCAACGAACTGTTCCAAACGATCGCCATTAACAGTTGTTATACTTAGATTGCGTATTTCAGAAAAATACTTATTAAAATCACAATCATATCTGTCTATCGTTTGCTTTTGCACTTCACCATTAGTCAGCTTATGCTTGGTCCACGCATTATATACTGCTTCAATGGTTAAAGCCTTTTCTTTTTCACGTTTTTTTCGTTCCTTATAAAATGAAACTACTCTATCCTGTACTGCCCTCTCTGTTTTTCTTTTTACTTTTTTCCTGCCCATTACTTCATCAGGCAAATAAGTATACCACAGAAGATCTTTCCCTTGATATATATCATACGGGTGTTGCTTTAATATCTCCTCTCTTTCGTGCATCTCAATTTTCTGTTGTACAAGTGCTGTATCAATAATACCATTTTCTACAGCATATTTCAATAGTTCGGTATCTGTCATGGAGATACCATCCATAGGCTGCGCCGCCCTTTCTCCTTTCCAATATAATCATCCTAAGTATGTAAAAAGCCAGTCATCAAAAATTGACGGCCGGCCTGTGGATTCATAAATTCACTTTCTTCCCTTTTTGCATTTGCTACAATCCCAAAAGCAATCGTGATCTCTGTTTCCAACTACATCCATAAAGTTGTTATGATATACAGCGCCACATTCATACTCTTGACTATAAGCATTGCATTCGGAATCTCCTGTTTCCCACTCTCTGACAATAACTCCCTTATCATTACATTTTGGTTCGGACATTTCTATTCCCCCTTTTATATTATAATAAAGGAATTATATCATTTTTGTCGTCACTATTCAATTTTTTTACATGGTAGCCACTCTTAACCTAAAAATAGATCTCATGCACTCCTGATCCTCTGCAACATAATGCTGCCCAGCCGTGCTCCGGTCCTTGTGTCCCAAATAATGTCCGGCATCCCATACAGTACCGCCCCGCTTACAGATATTGGTGGCCGTTGTCTTTCTAAAGAGGTGGGGATATACCCGGCGTTCAACCTCCGATCTGCTTGCGATGCTCTTAAGCGCACTGCGGATCCCTGAATCCGACAGGCGGTTATACTTCCCATTAGCACACCTCTCGGATACGAACAAAGGATCCCGACTGTTAATACTGCAGCCACGCTCCTGGATGTACTCCCCGAGGTACTTAAGCGCAATGTCATCAAGATATACAGTCCGATAGGTGCGGGTCTTTTGACCATACACTGATACGGATCCTGCACGCCAGTCTATGTCATTCACGTTGAGCCGCTCCGCTTCGCCTACTCTTATAGCGGTGCTCCGCAGCAGTTCCATCATAGCGCGGTCGCGCTTACGGATGCAGCCTGTCTTAAGTTCTTCATATTCCTGCGCTTCCATGTGATCTACCGGTTTCTGAATCTCCGGGTAAATTTCCACACTCTCCACGGGGTTTTCCGTAACTATCTTAGATTTTCTCATCCATGTAAAAAATGCGCTGAGGTGCCGCCGCTGATTATTCAGTGAAGTATTGCTATTGCACCCTTTAATGCTATTAAGCCAACCCTCCACATCCATGCTGGTGATCCGGGTGAGCGGTTTCTGGCAGTAATCCGTCAGCCGCCGCACCGCGTCCGTATACTGTCTTACAGTCTTGTCCGACAGCTTGGGAGCCTTTTTGAGCATAAACAGCTGCATGATATACTCATTAGTGTTATCCACCGTAGCAAGCTCTGTCTCCGGAACCTCTACCTCTACCTTTGTCAGTTCATCGGTGAGGACTACACCGAGCAAATCCAGCTCCTGGCTGTCCAGATGATAACGCATTTTCAACATGATGTTGTTCTTGACCTGTTCCTTGATGTCCATATCCGTAACCCTCCACAAATTTCTTGTCTGGAGATCACCGGTGTGGTATAATACTTCCAGACGTGAGAGCGGTACAACTTACTTTGGTCGGTGGGTGCACCGCTGTTTTTATTTAACAGACCATTGACAAATACTTGCAGCAATGGTATTATTTGTTTGAAGAGAACAAATGTTCTGTATTCGTGGACTTGTCCCGGTGCAGGACATTTTGTTTTATGTAACTTTCAGTTTAAGACACTTTAAATCTGTCTCTCGCCGCAGAACGGAACATCATAAAAAGCATTTCCGATAATGGTTTTTCCCTGTCTCTGCGTTTTGCCTTCTTAATTACTGTCAATTCTCTCCAGTTATTACGCCAACTGCTTTCTGTTGGAACAAGTACCCCTACAAAGTAAGGGATTTTATTTGAAACCGCCACATAAACTTCTTCCGGCATCACAAGATAATTGTAATCGCCTATAAAGTTCAAACCGTGTCCTGAATTGAAGTCTTCAATAGAAGATTTTACTTCATAACAATAGAAATCCCCTTTTTCAATTCCAGAAACTGTGTTATTAACAGGCTTAAATTTCATATAGTCCACTCTGATTGCATGTCCTGTAGCATAATCAAATGTGACCTCTTTAGCCATGTAAATTCTTGTGTCATTTTTAGGATTTATGTATTTTTCCAACGACATGGACAGTTTCTTTGTAATTTCCGGTCGGTTGCTCATCTCTACCTCCTAAATTCTAATATTTTCATTTTCTTCCGGAGAATACCTGCGTAGTATTCCGTTATCTTGTATTTAGGGCACTCGTCCCTCCACATCTCCCGTCCTGTCTTGCCATCCCAGTGAATGCACTCATTGCAGTTAAAGCACGGATCGTCCATCTCTCCCTGGCAATGATCAAAGCATTCTGCGCTATTAGCACAGTGCTCGCAGATACATCCAATGCAGCTCATGTCCTACCTCCACTAAATCCTAATATTTCAGTTGACCTTAACCAGCATATCAGCCTTAATCAAATCATATATAATATCTAGTGAATCTCTACGATCTCTGTATTTGCAATTTGGATTTTTATGTATTCGTGGATCATCGTCTTTCCAATCATTAACACAAAAAAGACAATTACTTACGAAAAGCATTTTGCACCCATTAGCAACGCACAAGTAGTAACATTCGCTTTTTCCTGCTATTCCTTTACAACGCTTAAATCCGTACTTTTCAAATTCTTTTGCTTCACAATTTGGTTTTAACATTTCATTCCTCCGCTAAATCCTAACTCAATCCACATACTCAAATTTATAGTCAGGATGCTGCTTTTGAAGATTGCCCCACACCTGATTGATGTTGCCTTTAGCTCTAGGGCTAAAATCAAAAGCATCTGATTCACTACTTGCAATTTTATAGCTGCCATCTTTTCTGCGACCGCCATAATACATCTTGTTTCCATTTGTGTCTGTAATCATTAATTTCATTTTCTCTACCTCCACTAAATCCTAATTGATTCCGCCACAGTGTCCTACCATTCCTGCTTGACTTAGTGCGATCATGATAGTCCGCTCAGCTACTTCATATGACATTTCTTTATCCATAGTGATGTCCATGCGGATAGAGAATTTCTTTTTCTTAGCCTGATCTGTCGCCTGTCCTGTGCACAACGCATATTCGTTCATGATTATCTGGATTATACAATTATCACAATCACCTGTGCAGGACTCGGATCCTTCACACGGCATCTCTACATCGTCCGGGACGCTTTCTCCTTCGCTTGTAGCCGGATTGGTCATGGTGCAGCATTCTTCCGGTACCCAGACTCCTTCATCAAATTCAACCATTTTTATCATTCTGCTACCTCCTTCGTTATTTCCTAATTTAACTTATTAAAAACAACTCAAATAGAAACTCAAATTTTTAATAAAATTTTTCACTTTTTAACTCAACTTTTGAGTTACTATTTCACTTCCTACGCAGGATTTCATCAACCGGTCATGATGCTGCCTGCGGTCTGTGTCAGCGGATCCACCGGCGGTTCCATGATCACTCCGGCTTCCGTGAGTAATGCATGGGACCATTCCTTGACCGTTGTCTTGTCCTGCTGATATGACAGCAGCAGCTCATTCATGTATTCTTCGACCCTGGTCAGCCGGTCTTTGCCGAATCCATATTCGTCCATCAGCGCCGTGAAGAAAAACAGCATATACCTTGTAGCCTGCTCATTGATGGTATTCTGCGGTGCAATCTGCTTCTGATCAAGCCAGTACTGATAGGACCCCTTCCGGGCGGTGATGTCATCCACGGTATAGGCTTTATACTCAATGGACCATCCAGCCTTATCCATCATGCGCTGGCTAATCTCCTTCAGGTCGATCTTGCCCGCGGACCAGTCCGCTTCCATCTCATTTACTTTATTCGCCAGCCGAGAGATCCGCTGCCCCTTGAATCCCTCCCGGCGCATGATCACATAGCTGCAGATGATTCCCATTGCTGTCTAGGGTGTCCGGTCAGCCATACGGCTTTCCCGGGCGATCCGCTTGCACTGCTCTTTGATCTCTGCCGGTGTTAAATGTCTCTTTCCCATATATCCTCCTACGCAAACCGAAGTTGCCCGGTCTGCTCTGCTTCTATTCTCATGTTCGGTGTACGCTCTGCCACGCATAATTCCGGCAGGTTTGCTCTTACCAATGCTGCAGGTATAGGCGGACAAACAGCGTTACCACATCGGCGGACCTGTTCACTGCGCGGGTAGGTCTTTCCTGTGTAATCATGATCAATTATGTAATCGTCCGGAAATCCCTGGCATCCGTACAGTTCCCGCGGCTCCAGCATCCGAAGCCCGATATCCACAATCTGATAATCCACGCCCTCAATTGTCACCAACCCAAATCTGTCTTTGGTCGTAACCGTATCAAGCGGTTGCTCAATGTCCTGACCGGTAGCATCTCCATAATATTTAATCAAAAAGGCTCTAACCTCTCCGAAGTGCCCGTCGCCGGCTGTAATTGTAGGTATTGGATCCCTCACGTCCCGGCCGTCACAGTGATTATTCATCTGGATCAAGTTTGCCGTCACCACACTGTTATGGTCCCATGAGGTGACTGTCGGCAATGGATTCTCCATGCTCTCTCCTGCTCCCTTGTAGCCACCGTCATAATACTTATGCAGAAATGAGGTAACCAGTCCATACCGGTTCGATCCATCCACGGTCATGATCGGATCTTTTATGGTCTGCCCGCGGACTTCTCCCTGCGCCGTCTCGGAATGGTACTGGATCAGAGTAGGACTTATCAGGCAGTGTTCATTCTTGCTTACTATGGTTGTGAGCGGTTCTCTCACATCCTTGCTTCTGTCTGCCGTAAATCCAGTCTGCCCAATCTGTACCATGTACGGCTCGCACAGATAATGTTTTCCACTTCCAACTATGGTTGGCAATGGTTTCTCTATATCATGTACTCTGGGTGCTTGCCCGTCTCTTTCCCCATATCCAATAGGAATCATGTAGGGTTCTACCACACCGTAACCGTGCTTTCCGGTTATAGTTGGCATCGGATCCCGGATATCGTTCGGTCTACGCTCGCCGCCGTGGTTGCACTGAATAATAAATGGCTCTGGATTCTCGAATACAAACTTTTTCAATCCCCTTGCAATCCGCTCCATCGTTTTCGGTGCCAGCGGTCGCACCGCCCGGATTCCATATTTCTCTTTGATCTCTTCCGAGGTGTCAAAGATGCTGGGGCATGGCAAGGAAAAGTCCAACTGCGTGTATGCACCCACATACGTTTTTAAGAGACCAGCCTTAACAGCCTCACTGTCAGCTGGTCCATGTGTTGGCTCCGGCCAGATGATCGACTTGCCGTCACACCGCGCAATCATAAAAAATCTCTTTCGCATGGTGGGCGCACCGTAATCGGCTGCAACCAATTCCTTAAACTGCACTTCATAACCCAAATCTGTAAGCTGCTGCACAAATTTTTCAAAGGTTTTACCCTGTTTTGCCTTAATCGGATGATGCCGTCTATTAAGCGGTCCCCAGGTCTTAAACTCTTCCACGTTTTCCAACATGATCACCCTTGGTCGTACCAGTCCCGCCCACCTGCAGGCTACCCACGCAAGACCACGGATAAACTTGTCCTTCGGTTTGCCGCCCTTGGCTTTAGAAAAGTGTTTGCAGTCCGGGCTAAACCAGGCAAGTCCTACCGGATGCCCATTGCAGGCTTCGACCGGATCTACCTGCCACACATCCTCACAATAATGCTTTGTGTTTGGGTGATTAGCCTTGTGCATCCGGATAGCTTCCGGATCATGGTTAATGGCAATATCCACACTGTATCCGGTTGCCATCTCTATTCCGGTAGACGCACCACCGCCGCCGGCAAAGTTGTCAACAATCAGTTCTCCGTTAATCATGCCATCACCTCCGGCATAAAATCAAACAATGTAGGCTCGTCCACCTCATTCTCCGCTGCCTGCAGGTACCCCACACCATCCCTGAAGTAATCTGGATTCAGTTCACACCCTTTACCGTACCGGTGCATCTTCACCGCTGTCATGGGTACTGTCATCAGGCCGCCAAACGGATCATAGACCGTATCGCCCTCATTACTGTATCTGTTAATGATCCGCTCCACGATATCCAGTTGCAATGGACATACGTGCATCTGTGCCCGCCTGCGGCTCTGCGTGGTGTTAAGGGTACGCATCCGGTTGATGTCATCCCATACTTCCATCTGGTTCCAACTTCCCGGCGCAACCACCATAAAGGTAGCTGGGAGTTTCCCGTTTTCGTCCAACTTCTTTGCCAGTTCTACATGTTCCTCATAGCTGTAAATATGCTCCCGGCTGTATTCCCTGTACACCGCCTGAAGGTTGTCTACCGATATGCTCTCCAGTTCTTCCTTACTGACCAGCCTGTCTCCGGATGATCTCCAGTAACCATGTGCATCAATCTGCCACTGGGCGCGGGTGTAATCCTCTTTCGATTTTTTGACCGGATCATCCGCATACGCCGTAGATCTGTCTGTCGGCAGTTTCCTGAAAAGCAGGATATATTCCGGACATCCTACTCCCATCTTGGATCCGTCCTTGCACTGTTCTGTCCATCCAAGGCGGTATGTCTGGTTATTCTCACGGACCACATCCGTCACAACAGTAATCATTCCGAAATACTGGAAACCATGCTTCATGTAATGGCTGATGCACTGTGCATGAAAAGGTTCGATAGTAGGCATTCCGGTACCAGTCGCATTTCCGAACAGCACGCGGTCCTTTACGTGGATAGCTGCCACCCTGCCGGGTCGGAGCACCCGGAGCAGTTCCGGTATCAAAAAGTCCATCTGTTCAAAAAAACGATCTGTATCCTGATTATGCCCGAAATCGTTATAATTGGCGCTGTATTCGTAGTGGTTGCCGAAGGGAATAGACGTATGTATCAGGTCAATACTGTTGCTTTCCATTGCCCTTGTTTCTTCCACGCAGTCACCATATACCGCTTCGTAATGATTTCCTCTTACCGTTCTTTCTTCTCTGCTGCCTTCCACGCCCATCTTCCTTTCCAGCCGCTCTGCTTTGTTTGCAGAATTCAGGCCATACCTCTTTACGATATCAATCATCTTTGCAACCATGTGATTGTGATTCTTCCATTTTTCAAGCAATACTTCCTTAATCTGCCGCTCGTTCTCCATGTAGATAATGTCAATCACGACCGGCTCTTTCTGTAAAAATCTGTAACACCGGTGTACTGCTTGGATGAAATCATTAAACTCATAATCAATTCCGAGAAATATCTCCCTGTGGCAATATCTTTGAAAGTTGCATCCAGACCCGGATAATGATTTCTTTGTAGCAAATAATTTTGTCCGTCCATTCGAGAAATCAATTACCCGCTGTTCCCGCAGATCATAATCCATAGATCCGTAGATATCTACCACATCCGGCAACGCTTTCTTGATTGCGTGCCGTTCATTTTCCAGATCATGCCATAAAAGAAAATGATCTTCAGGCGATTCTTCCACAATCCGCTTCATTTCTGTTACGCGGCGGTCAATGCTCTCCCGCTTCACTGCCGCAGCTTCTTTCAATCCCTCGGCTGCTTCCTGAAATAACTGCATCTGTCCGTCCCGATCTGCAGTATCGCCATAATGTACCGGCAATTCATGCCATCTGACATCAAGTGGCGGCAGATCATATCCCTCATCGGAATATACCGGATTGAGATCTGAAGGTTTCGTGATAAAAAGCGCCCAACTGCTTACCCACATCCAAAACTCATCTTCCATGTTTGGGTACAATGTGAGGTTGTTCGCTTTTGTGCTGTCGCGTTGGAAGAACCGTGTCAACGCCTGCCCTGTATCCATCACTTCCAGATATCCGGCATAATGGATCAGTTCCTTGTATTTGTTCGGTGATGGTGTTGCCGTGGCTACCAGCTTATACGGCACGTTTTTAAATTTATCTAAAAACGTCTGGTATGTCTTGCTTCCGAAAGACCGTAAAACACTGGCTTCATCCAAGGATGTTGCTGCAAAGTAGTCTGGCCGGATATCCCCATCCCGTACACGCTCATAATTTGTTAATACAATCTGGCTTGTGCTTTTCTCCACTTCTTCCATTGTCCGACAATATTCCGGCTTTTCATATCCAAGCACTTCCACCGCGTCATGTGTGAACTCCTGCTTCACTCCAAGCGGTAACACGATCAACGCACGTCCGCCGCTATACTCTGCCGCCAAGTGGCAGAATTCAATTTCCTGTATGGTCTTACCAAGACCGAAAGATTCAAAAAGTGCCCGTCTGCCGCCTTTCAGTGCCCACATCACAGCGTCCCGCTGGTGTGGTTTCAATGCTTTATTGATCTTCGCAGGATCCACAACAAATCCGCTGTCCTGCGCCAGTTCTATTTTTGATTCTAAAAACTCTTTGTAAGTCACTTTTTTCAAGGAGACCGCATATGCTTCACTCTGGCCAGAGTCTCGGCTCCTTTCTCTGTGTTATGAATTAAACAGTACTCTGTTGATGTCTTTAGCAATGGTACAAATTTGATATGCCAGTTCCTTGTTTGCAATTACTTCATCCGTGAGGCAATTCGGTTCCCCTACATCACTGCCACTATTGTTGTCGGATGTAATGGTGCAATAAATAGCTGATAATACTGCTCTAGTCTCAAGCAAATTATTTCTGGTCTCATGCTCATAGTCAGCAACACACATCGGTTTTTTAACTTTTTCTTCGCAACATACATTGTTATTCATTTTGTTATCCTCCTATTATTTCTGTGCTAAATAGCACATGATTCCACAATCCGGGAATATTTCTGTGTTCATATCTCCACGGTTGGGATCCAGTTCATCGAGATATAACGGCGTCCCGTCACTCTCTTTCAAAATAGAGTACCCAACCAGTCGTTCCACACGTGACCGGCTCTCGAACACTTCCGGGAAGTCCTTGCGGATCCTGTTCCAATACCCCATACCACCCTTGACACATCCGATGCAGTTATTGTTCGGATATCCCAGGTCATACATCTTCGGTCGGGGAAAAGAAAACGTTCTCTCAAACAGCCCGTGAACCTCTTCCTTTGACAGATTCCGGTCGATCAGCGGAAATTCATGCTCCGCTTGCGGATTAGATTCTAACGTCCGCTCTGCCCGGTTGCGCTCTCGCAGGTCGAACCCCCAAACATAGATCAAATCGTATTGCTTGTGTTCCTGCTCCCATTGCTTACGGACACGCTTTTTCAGCCAGTTCGTACATGGGGCAAAACCGTTTCCTGCGCTGCGGAACCCTCCGAACGCTCGGACACATTCTTCCACACATCCATATTCCGTAGATCTAAGTACCTCGATTTCTTTTCCGATTGCCTTTTCGCAATCTCTGATAAATCTCATGCTATCCTCATGTTGATCGGCAATGTCAATGTAAATCCACTTATCAACATCTCCTGCAAGGTATCCCGCCATAAAGGATGATACTCCTGCACTGATCCAACACACCTTTAGCTTTTCTGCCATAACACCACGCTACAAATGCTGTATCGTGGATCACCATTCGTTTGCTCTACATACGCTTATCAGTAAGCCTTATAGCCACGGTGTTGTAATTTTTCGGTACGCCACCCCTATTCACTGCGCACCAACCCGGTTTACCGGGCATTCGTTATTCCTTTCTTACTTTTAATCTAACCATTTTCTAACTCCATAAAATCCGATAACTGCATTTGACCAAAAACATTCGTGTCCTGCATCCACCAGTGGTAAACCTCTTCTCCGCAAGTCCACTGTACTGGCTTTCCTTTAGCTTTCCTTTCTTTCAACATTTTGTCAAAAGCATGGATATAAGCTTGTCTGTACTTTGGATAATCGTGCATCTCACGCTCCCTCTGCGACTTTCTAGCAAGCGGACAACCTAAACAACCGAGTCTTTTATATCCGCAACCGTACAACTTGCAGACTGGAATCTTTTCAGACTGAATGAAATTCCAAACATCATCATCTGTCCAGTCTATTATTGGATTCACTACTGTTTTTGCTTTCATTTGGCAACTCTCAAATAGCTTTCTCGTATCGTCATTGTCCGTTATAAGCATCTTTTCATCGGTTATGCCTACACTTTTATCTGCGCTGTCTTTAAGCACCTCAAAAGGGCTTCTAAGACTTCTCTTCGTACTCTCCGACCTTCTAACTCCTGTCGCAATCATTCGATTTGCATTACCGCCCTCTTTCAGTTCTGAGCAACAATACCGAACCACTCTTGTCGGTGGCATCAGTTTTCTTGGAATCAGATTCCACATCGTCAAGATTTGACCATTTTCTTGTTTGTGATAGTCTATCGAGCATTGAACACCTTTCAATTCTTGCTTACGGAACACTTCTCGAATGTGATATACAGTTTCAGGAGCATCTACTGTTGTATGACTGTTATGTACCTCGTAAGGTATTTTTGCCATCTCAAACAACCGGAGTTGCACATCTGAATCCTTACCGCCTGAATATTCACATACAAGCGGCTTACCGTAATGATGCAACGACATTTCACTTGCAGTTATCAATCTCTTTATACTTTTTTCTAATAAATCCACACACCACACTACATTTATCCGTGTGGTAAATTTACAATCTGCCTTGTAGTCCTTGGGAGTTATTACCGCTGACCATTAGTCTTTTCTGGGGCGATACCTAAGCAGCGTGTTAATAGCTGCTATTTCTCAGGCGAACCATGACATTCCATTCTGGCATTTATCAATTTTTACAACCCAGATTCTGATTCCGGGAAACCTCGTTTCACGAGGATAAGTGTTATTCCTTTCCTACAATCGTTTCTGCCTGCTCCTTGTACATCCTGCCCGCCATCTGCACCAGGTAATGCTGTAATGCTTCATCCACGCTTACACGATGCTTGGTACAGTAGCGGTCAACGTAACGCTTAAAGTCCTCATTCTCGGCATACAGGGCGGTATAATCAACTCGTTCCATCTGCATCACGCTCCTTTATATCAGTAGCAACATCATTCAAAATATCATCGCAATCAGCAACAGAAGGATAGCCATGTAATGCATCGAATCTTGCAAATGCTTCTATAGCCTTTTCCTTGAAATCATCAACTGCCATGCAATAGATTTCTTGGATTTTCTCTTCAAGCCATCCTTCGAATATTTCTTTGTCTGTTGCCACTTCCACAACAAAAGTCTGTTTACTAATTTTTCCCATTTGCATCACACTCATTTCAGCTTCTCACACCGTTCAAATTCAATTACCCATACATAAGGATTCGCATCCCAACCGTAGCGGTCAATGTCGGATTTCTTGATGGTGCTGTTCCAGATCTGCATAAATTCAACCTGTGGCGGTTCAATCCATCCAGTATTCATGCAATCTGTACATCCATGCTCTCCGAATGCCACATGATCGCATCTTATGCCTTGTGCACCCTCTCTGAGTGCTCCATCATATGTGATGTCCTGCAACCGCTCTACTCTCACATCTGTAACCTTAAGCCAGATACGAGCTGCTTCTTTCGGCATGTGGATTGATGGGTGCCACTTCATCACAGGTGATTCTCCTGCTTGTGGAAATGGACTATTCCACGCCTTATATAAATATCCATCCGTCCATTCACTCCATGTTTCTCGAACATACAGAATATCGCCCGGACAGATAGGACAGGTTCTCTCTACTGTACTTAACTGTTCCATCTGCTCCTTATCAGCAAAGTTATGTACTGCATAAGTTCTCTTGTCGGCATTGTAAAATTCCATATCCGGCACGGTATACTCATTTGCATCTTTGCATATACGCCGGGTGCAGGTCTTCCGCCCATCCAGAATCGCCCGAACCATCTCTGTATTGAATAAAATCGGCTTAATCGCCATCTTCCTCACTCCTTTCCGGAATCTTAGGTCTCTCCGCTATCACCGGATAACTGCAGTCATACGGTTTCGTCCGTCCGATGCGGATTGCTCGCACACTGGGATGTTTCTGCATATCATACAGTTCATCCTCATCATGAAATCCATTACCCACAATTACCCCTCCATGCTCTGTATATGGTCACTCAGCAACTTAGTTATGCTTGCCATATCCTTGTAATGCTTCGACAGCTCCTGAATCTTTACCTCTGTACGATCAAGCTCATTGAAAAGATACTCCATGAAGTCCTCTGCGCTTTCAATCTTCCCATCGGTCTCTGTAAAAAGGTCTTTGTTCTCAATGATCAGATTGATGCACTGCACAGGGATGTCATTCATATTGGCAAGAATATCAACCTGTTGCCGCTTATCACTCGCACCGTCATATCTTCTAAGGATTTCTCCTACATTCATTTGCATCAGTACACCTCCACTATCTCTATCTGTTCCATATTCGTCAGATCCAGTTTTGTCCCATCCCGAAACTCCATGTACGCCCCATCAGCATTTACCGTGTAACCGTAGATTTCATGGATTGTGTCCGGGTAATCATCTTCAAGCTGTACTCTGGATCCGATCGGCAGCTTATGTATCATGGCTACTGCCACATTAAGTTTTCCCATTATTATCACCTTTCAAATTGCAAGCCATCTCACGCTCAACCTGTTCATAGTCGTATTCGTTCTGTTGGAACTGGTTGAATCTGTTCTTTTCTTTCTTTTTACCTTTCTTCCCTTTTTCTATTGTAGGGAACTGCTCGGGAATAGCTTGGGAACTGTTCGGGATTTTGCTTGGGACAAATTGGTAAGCATCATAATTTTTCACCGTAAATACGGTAAATTTTGAGTATGCCTGCTTGGAAATCTCCTTGGTAGAAATCAGATGTTTTACCGCTGTCCTCACTTCATCCACTGTAAGTTGTGTCTCTTCCGCCAGCTTTCCGAAAGAGGAGACAAAAGATCCCCTCGGAATGTGTTTTCCCTTGAACTCCCCATCCTTCCAGTTTGCTTTCAAAAGCATGTGAATAAACAACCTGCAGGTATTGATATCTCCATACCATTCCCAGTCCAAAATTTTTCGATTAAGCCGAATGTACGATGTGTTGCTCATAGGCATCACCCTACACCGAGTAAATCCAGTATTTTCTTCCCAGCTTCCTCCGGTCGACAGAACTGAAACTCAACGCCGTACTTCAACTGCATGGTTAGGCAGGCTTTTGCCAGCCGCTCCCCGGTCATTGCATAAGGATATTTCTGCACTTTCTTATACCGTGGTCTACCGTTCTTCCATGTTCCGATCACTTCCCGGCTATTAACCCAGATATCTAACCTCGGATTTCTCCACCGAAACAGATCATCAATCGACTGGACACCTTCCTCGTTATCCACCAGGACGATGAGCCGTATTCCGCTGTTCTGCGCCCGTTTCAGTCCCCGATGAAAGAATCCTCGCCGCTTAACATAAAGAAGCTGAAATTCGCTTATAGCACGTTCCGGGATTCCGTTGCGAAAGCAGATATCATTGATCTCTTTCTCCGGAAAACGATCTGTATCATCCTGCCAGATAATGTTCAAAATCTCACTGGGAAGAATTCCGAATAAATGATACTTCACAAAAATATTTTCTATCTCTGTTTCCAGTTCTTTCTTGGTGATCGTCTTTATCTGGATATCCCCGATCAGCTCCTGAATATCTTTCTTGGTGTCGATACACACGCTCTGATCCGCCGGAAGGGTATAATCGCCGCAGTACAGCGCTGTGCGATTCCAGTGAACATCTGCTGCTCGGAAGTACTTATGCTTGGTCTCATGCTTCTTTTCCTGCTGTCTGCTGTCTTCCAGTATCATCAGCATCACTATCACCTACCCTTCTTTCATAGTGTCGCTCACCCTCTAAGAACTTCTCCCGGCTCTGCTGGTCCTTCAGAAGTCGTTTCATCGATCCGATAAATGCCCGGTTATTCTTATCCGTGAAAAACTTTGCAATATGTTCCGTCTCCATCGCCCGGTCCTTTGCCTCCCGCCGGGCAACCTGATTGTTATGTATCTTCGTTGCAACTCTATTCCTTGCATTTTTGTCTTTGGCAAATTCCATATCATGGAGGTAATCTATGTTTCTCTGGCTGCAGGTTTCAACCGTCTTGGTACATTCCATATGCTCTGCATTCATCTGCTCCAAAAACGAAAGAAAACCAGAGATCACCTCCGAAGGTTTTTGCTTCTTCATGCCACACCTCCTAATTAAAAGGCAGTTCTTCGTCGATGCCGTCAGGAATGTTCATGAATCCATCATTTGCAGTTCCCGGGTGCTGACCGATGTAGCCATCATTGTTATTGCCACCGCTGGAAGCATTCTTACTCTCTGCAAACTCTACGTTCTCGACTACTACATCTGTGGTGTACACGCGCTGGCCGTCCTTATTGGTATAGCTGCCAGTCTGAATACGTCCTTCCACAACAAACTTCGTTCCCTTGTGACCGTATCTCTCGATAAACTCACCGGTCTTACCAAACGCTACACAGTTAATAAAATCAGCATCCGGTTCTCCATCACGCTTAAATCTTCTATCTACTGCAACGGAAAAACGGGCGATTGCCGTTGCAGTAGCTCCCTGTGAATATCTAATATCGGGATCTCTTGTTAATCTCCCCATGAGGATTACTTTGTTAATAAGCCATTCCACCTTTCTTGTTATTGACTTCTATCTCTTTTTAGTACATAATTGTATTTAAATTTATATACAACAAAGGAGAAAACAACATGACTTTTGAAAATCTAACTCTTAATGAATCTTTTTACTCGAATATACTATCTTCTGGAATAATGCTATTTTTTATCATATCCGCAGTGTATTTAATACTCGTTTTTTTACTTCCTAGAAATGCAAAAAAATTATTTCCATTCCTAAAGTTATACATGAATTTAGCAAAATTAATTACATGTCTTTTTGCTGTACTATTTGTGTTTTGTTTTGATTATGAGACCAAAAAAATTCGCTTTTTTACTCCTTTAAACCAAATGAGCCTTAGTACTTTTTTGGTAGGTGCTTTGGCCCTATGGGAAATTATCGCAATGATTACAGATATATTTTCCATCATTAATGATTCTCTCCCTGATGATAAATAGCTAGAATGGAATAAGATTCATATTGACCTCTAACCCTTTATGCGCCACATAGACATCGGTATCATATTTCAATACTTCTTTTGCTCTTTTCTGGAATACTGCGGGATCTCCGCATTTATCTGATAAGTGAATTAGAACGGCATTTCTCAATGCCGGATTATCGTTAGTAGAAATAAATTTAAGTGCTGTATCAAGGCTCATGTGCCCTCGTAGGCGGTGTTCATAGTTCGGCTCGTCCCGATTGACAAACTGCATATCGTAATTAGCTTCACAAAGAATGTGATTTACACCTTTGAATCGCCAGCGGACATATTCGGTGTCTGTAGCATATACTAAACTGCCTATATCCGGGTGCGTGATGCAGAATCCATAGCACGGACATTCTGAACCGTCTCCGTTGTTATGTAGCCATCTGCCGGACTTATCTTGGTTTTCAAAAGCCATCACTCTGAATTGTGAATTGTCAAATTCTAGACTGCTTCCATCCAGTTTGAACGGCTCAAATACCGGAATGCCAGCCCTCACATACTCAAACCAGTACTTCCGGTGGTCACCGTGATCATGGGTAATAAGCACCGCCTTAATTTTCATCACATTAAAATTCAACGCTTTCTTAACCTCTATGAATGGCAATCCAGCTTCGATTATCAAAGCTTCACTATCATTCTCCAGAATGTAGCAGTTGCCGGATGAACTAGAACCTAAAACTTTAAGTCTCATTGCTTTCTCCAATCTCTGAAAACTTTGTATAAATCCTATTTTCTGCATAATAGAGGTTATAATCGCACTGCTCGATATACCACCACAATTTTTTATGTCCTAATCTCAATATGTCCTGCCAATAATCAGTAACCTCATATCCTTTATCAACAAGCTGCCTGAAGCTCAACTCATCAATCTCTTTGCTATCATCTACAAACATTGCGATATTCATGATCTGATCAAGTGTGAAATCTTTTGTCACCACATATACCACTCGAACAATCTCATCTCCGGTTCTGTGAACATGCTTCAACTGTTCGAAAGTGTTTGGATGATATACCACTCTTTTGCAATCGTAGAACGGAAATGTACTTTCATCTGTCATATAACTCGTGTGCATCTCTACCGGTACTCCGAGTGGATTAACCATCTTAAACAGCTTTCTATACCAATCAACATGTTTTTCATATTCATACAGCGGATCACCTCCGCCAGAAATAGAAATAATATTTCTACATGTTTCTTTTAAAAACATGAGCAGCTTATCAAGGCCACCAAGCGTTGTTTTTGGCACTTTAATGCCGTTTTCTCTGACGATGCAATACGGACACTTTCCGTGACATCCAAAGTTCGTAATGATGCTTAAATATTTTTCCATAAGCTACTCCAATTCTTCCTCTGCCAGAAACTGGAAATATCCATTCAGATTGTTAAATTCCACACATCCGCAAGTATCCTTAACTACCACAGTTCCAAAGCCACCTTTCATAGCAGTCTTTACCGTTTCATTGAAATCATCTGGAATATCCGCATTTGTGATAAATTTGCCTGCATATGCGACTCTAAGCATTTCCATAGCTTTCTGCGCTTTTTTGTCAGTAGAATAGGTTGCAAGGACTGTCTTAGTAATGTTATCTCCACACATATCGCACATGATAACCGAACCACGACACCATACAGTACATATTTCATACGGCATATCAAGCGTGCCGTCCTGACTAATTATCCTCATTTGGTTTTCCTTCCTTTCCGCTTCATTTTTCCCATGCTACTAATAATTCTCGAAACATAGGACTGTGAAATTCCAAGTGCTTTGGATATTTCAGATTGCGTTCTACTCTCGACAAAGAACATGGTGAAAATATGTTTTTCCCTCGACCCCAAACTTTCAAAAATCTGCTGAGCAAGCATGGAATTCACTACATTTTCTTCATAATCTTTGCCGTCTGCGATCATTTCCGCATAAGGAACGCTTTCACCATTCCCTATATCTGCATTATCATCCAGCGAGAATGCTACCATTACTGACTTTTTGCTTTTGCGGAATGCCATAAGCAGTTCATTTCTCACAATCGGAAAGGCATAGGTTGAAAATTGATAGCCTTTTGAAGTATCAAAGGTATTTATAGCCTTTAGCAGTCCGATGATTCCTGTCTGAAACATATCTTCGTCAGTCAAAGGAATGCTTAAATTCTTCATCACCGAAAAAACAATCCCATGGTTACTAAGAATCATTTGTTCTTTGGCATAATCCGAATGGCATGTGTTCCATAATTGCAGTGCTTCCTGCTTACTCAATTCAGATTTTGGAAGATTCATGCCGCCCTCCTACTTAATCTCAATCTCCGGGACCAGCCGCTGCGGGTAAAACACTAATTCATAATGGTACTTGTCCGTCGATTTCGGTTCCACCTGCTCCATCACATAGCAAGTCCAGTCATTCAGATAGATATAGTCCTTATAGTACTGATCCTCTCCGGTCTTAAAGGTAACCACCAGCTCATTGGAAGAATTATTTCCGAGGGACATATACCCTTCCGCCTGCATCATGATCGTGTCTGTCCTGGCATTGGTTACCGTGATCCTGCGGTACACGTTGAACTCGTCAGCTTCTTTATTGAGATTGTAATTCACGGTATCAGCGGTGCTGCAACTGCACATACAGAGAGCCATCACAAACATAAGTACCAGTGCGATTGCTGTTTTATATATTTTCTTCATAGTTCTCATCCTCCTACTTCATAAAATCCGGCAAATCTGCATCTTCGACTACATCCGCATCTGCCCATTCCATTTCAACTGTTTTAGGTTCCTCCACGGATTGTGCAGTATTCTGCTGCTCAACAGCAAAATCCTCAGAGTTGGCATTCTGCGCTACATCATAGCTCACATCCAACACAGTTCTGTCTTCGTTTTCCGCAGCTTCTACATTGTCGTAGGCATCATTCAGCATCTGGGTGCCATATGTACGGATAATGTACTTCAATGCACGATTCTTAACCGTTTTCATTGCCATCTGATCTGTGAATTTCTGATGTGTTCCGGATCCGTTTTCCTTATATCCAAATCCCTGTTTCCATGCCTGCTTAATCATGGAAATATTCATCAACTCAACATACTGGTCGCCATCATCCATCGTCACGATTGCGTATGCCCCGATAATCTTGTCCGTATTGATGTTCATGAAGTCCTGCGTGTGGGAATCAATCACGATTCGAGCATTTTCAATATGATATTTGAATTCATCCCCCTCATAGATGCACATAGCATCAATGTTCTTCATGCCGTAATTTCGTGCCACACAGGTGTTACCATAAACAGATACCTGGCACTGCAACTTTCCACCATAGGCTACCGGATAGCACTGCTTTTTCTGCATGGATAATCCCATCGTAACCATATCCATAAGAGTATTTGCGATAGATACCTGCGAGCAGCTTTCAAGTACACATTTCTTATTATTGTCATAGGTCTCCTTCAAAATGAGATATGCCCCCATTAACTCGTTGGCATAGTTATATCCCTTAGGAAAAGTAAGACCGAACTTTTCTTTCTGCTGCAGCTGCGCAACCAAACCATCCACAAATGCGTTATTCACAACAAGACTGGCCTGCTGCTTCCCCTGTTCTGCTACTTCCTGTTTCTTTGCTTCCGCCATAATTATTTACCAGTCCTTTCTGTTTTAATATATTTGATGTTATCGACCGTCTCACCATCAACAACTTCTGTGTTCCGTCTGTTCAGAATAATGACCCATTCAACGTTGACATTATTTATTCCACGATCGAACACTACTCCTTTTACCCCCATAACAAAAGCTTCATCATCAACTCTTACAATGGATCGTTCTCCGCAATAATTGAGCTTTGCATTATTATTCATAACATACAAATCTACAGTATCTCCAACACTTAACTTTCTTCCTGCGATATCACAAATGTTGGTTTCGTCTCCGATGGGACCATAATTTGTTTCGCTTCCGACTATATTTTCAAATATTAAGTGCGGTTCGAACTCTGTTTTCTTTTCTTCTGAATCTGACTCTCCTTGCTCATCCTCAACCAGCTTTGAATTGTTCACATCCTGCAAAACACAATTGTAATCCGCTTCTCCAAGGCTATTCCTTAAGCATTTCAGCAGTGATACAAGTTCTGCCATGACAACAGGCTTTAAACCTTCTACCTTTACATTTCCGAAATTTGATATAATCATAATTTATTCCTCTCTTTCCTTTTCTGCAGGCGGGTTCATGAATCCCATGTCCACCTTAACCTCTGCCCTATAGATCTCTTTGATGCTCCGGGGCATAATTTGAAATCTCACACCGGTTCCTACAATCTTGCTGTCAAACATCAATGCGCCCTTCTTGCCAATTCCCATGAATACGCCGGTGCAGCACCGGTCTTCCAGGTTGAACACCACCGTGTCTCCCCTCTCGATCTTCTTCCCATCCGTAGTCATAACGGAAATGGTTGTCTCTTTTACAAGTTCCATTACTTATCCTCGCTTTCTCCGGCATCTACCGGCTCCTCATACTTCTTTACAGCGGCAATCTTATCCGCACCATAGGTCTCCACCCATGCCATATCCACCGATTCATCCGTAACCGTTAGCTTTGCACCATTGGCAGTTACTACCGTGTCCCCGGCCTTTACATCATCTACAGTGCGGTATGTATAACTCCGGGAGCCGCTGGAAAACTTTGCCTTGATGTAGTTCATATTACACGTCCTCCACTTTCAACTGCTTGTCCTCTGTTACTGTCAGAAGAATCAACTGCGTATCTGCCGCTGGGAGATATTCATTGTTCAACCTTTCAGCACCATCAAGGAAGATGGGAACAAACATATCGAAGAACTTCTGGAAACTATTGCAGATATCCAACTTCGCCTGGATCTCTCTGCCGGTATTGGTGGTAACTCCGAACTCCTTCCCATCCACCATAGGCACACAGACTTCCTTGTATTCGCTATTCTTCTGGTAGTCAAACAGTTTCCAACTGACGATACCGAAATGCTGGTTGATTTCCTCTACAAGCAGCGCATTTTTGCGCTTGGAGACCTCTTTCAACTGGTGGAGAATCTTCTCTGCATCCGCCTTTGCCTGTTCATACTCACGCTGCTTTTTCTGCATATCTGCAATCTGCTCATCAATACGGATATTATTTGCAGCCTGCGCAATAATCTTGTTGACCTCTTCCAGCTGCGATCTCAGATCAGCCTTTTCGATTTTGAGGGATGCTACGAGCTCCGCATCGTCGGCAACCTGTAATCTCTCGATTTCTGCCAGCACCTCATTGTGCCTGGTATTCAGCTTCACATACTCTTCGTTCTGCGTATAATCAGCTTCTTCCGGAATCTCGGCTAACTGCTTTGAAAGTTCTTCCTTGCGCGCGGCAGCGACCTTTTCCTGCTCTTTCAGTTCATCAATTACCACCTGCAAATCTGCGTTCTTCTTTGTCAGTTCATCGATCAGATCTTTCTGGACAAAGCCCTTTTTCTTAATTTCTTCCAGATTGGAATTTTTCTGAGCAACGAAGTTGTTCTTGGCATCTCTCAGCTTCCTCATGGCATCTTCCCTAGCTTCCTCTTTCCGCCTTTCAAAGTCAGCCTTTAGCTGCTCGATTTTATCTTCCGGCAACTTCTGACCACATAAGGAACAAACCATTGTAGATTCATCGAATACCCACTTCTTTGCATCAAACAAACAATAGGTTTCATCAAATACCTTGACTTTCTCGGCATTGTACTGCTCGCCCAGCTTCTTCCGCTCTGCATCCGCATCGGCAATAGCTTTGGTGTTGTCGGAAATCTGCCCCTCTGTCTTTGAAATGTTCTTCCGAATATTCTCCACGACAGGATTGTAATTCTCTAAGCTATTTTCCAGTTCTCTACGCTTTGCAGAAAGTTCTCTGCTCATATCCTGTGTAATGATAGACATATCAAACTGTAACTGCATTTCTTCCTGCCGCAGGTTTTCTACTGCATTACCCGCACTGGCAATCTTCTGGTCTGCCTCGGCAATCTTCCGTTCCAGATCAGCCTTGGCAAGTTCCTGCTCCGCGACATCCACATCAACCTTGGCTTTCTCTAAACCGATGATCTGATTCGGGATAGCATCCAACTGCTCAACCGCCTTTTTCTTGGAAGCATTGTTCATGGCTTCGATTTCCTCGAATTTGTAGGATTCAAGCAGTTTTGCCACATCCGCAGTGTCTTCACTCGTTGCTGCGATTTCTGCGTCCGTCTTGGTGGATGCCATCTTAAACAGCACCTTGCGCATATCAGCCTGCTTCTGCCCGGTAAATACGTCCGGATGTGAACATACAAGGAAATTGTCAAAGGACAAGCCCAGTTCTTCCAAATCAGCCTTGAAGTCTCGTTCTGTCTTAGGCACGCTGTTGATCTCATATGTATTGGTAAGTGTCACCTTAGAGATCCCGTTTGCATCCGGCTTGCCGACCTTACGTTTCTGCATCTTGGCAATGGTGATTTCTTTACCGTCCACATCCAAAACAGCCGTAACCGTAGGTACACACTCCTCAACGTCGTCCGGGCGGATATTCGGATTACTGACCAGCTCATAGTTCTTGTCCGCCAGCAACCAGAACCACGCTGTCGCAATCGTAGTCTTTCCAAGCCGGTTCATGCCGCTCACTCTGGTGGACTTACCAAACTCATAGGTTTTATCCTTGGTCCCCTTGAAATTTTCAAGATGTAATGATTTCAGTGCAGCTTTCATTTATGCTTCTCCTTCCTCTTCCTGCTGTTTTAACCTGATATACAATAAGTGCAGCTGGCTACCGTTCGTAGTACATTCAAACGACAAATACTTTTTCACTGCTTTCGGATTTCCTTTAGCAAGTGTTGCTTCGAAAGCGTGTCGAATGGATCGTTCTACGTTCTGCGGTTTCACACCGTTTATTTCTCCGATTTTGTAATAGAGTACAGTTGTCTTTCCATTTCTCCACTCTTTTTCTTCAAACAGGCACATTGCATCCACAATGTACTGAAATCCTTTAATATCGGCCGGCATACCCATTTCCACAAGTGCATTAATCGCTCTGTTCTTCATCCGTAATTACCTCCAATTTCATAATAGACACTTCGTATGCTGTCCTAAATTCTTGTGTATTTTCATCCAGTTTCTTCAGGTATTCCCGACTCTGCACACGGCCATATAGCTTAACGTGGCATCCTACTTCCAAACTATCTGCATACCGTGCATTTCTTCCCCAGCAGATGCAGGGGATATAATCAGACTTACCATAGGGTCGGTTCACCGCCAGTAGAATGTCTGCCACCTCTCTTCCAAGTGGAGTTTTCCGATATCCAGGCTTTTTGCAAAGATAACCATCCAGGAAAATTTCATTCTTATTGAAGATTTCATCGCCACCATAAATCTCAGTAGCAAAGACCTGCACACGGAGCTTATTCTTAATACCATTATGCTCATTAAAAGTTCTGAACTGGCCCTCTACACTAAGCTGATCACCTGCTTTGATTTCTTTTACAGGAAACAGTCTGTTTGACACCATAACCGGCACATGATCTACAATTCCGCTTTCTCTCTTACATCCAATGGAAAATGTATAGAATTTTTCACCAAACTTCTCATGGCTGAACTGGCAGTCACCTTCCACTATTCCCTCCACGACTACTCTATTGTTATCTCTGTTAATGTTGTTATCCATTTGCATTTCCTTTCTCTTTGTGCTAAAATTGGCACAAAAGTAGCGTTATAGTTACTTTGTTTCTTGAAAGCACCTTCTGATTTAGCGGTCGTGGGTGCTTTCTTTATTTGCGTAAATTCCCGGCTCACTGGCATGAATACCAGTATCGTCAACATATAATGCTCCGATTGCTACCAGTGCCTTGATTGTTGCTTCCTCTGCTCTTTTCACTTCTCCAATGTATCTCATTTCCCATTCATCCTTTCCAGCTCCGCGCTCCTGGTTAATATCCAGTCTGCGTAATCACTTAATTCTGTTTTTGTAGCTGCATCCTTCTCTCCGTGGTAAACCATGAGGACGATACCGACATCTTCGTATTTTTCAAATAGTTCTGCCAGATAATCAGCTCCTACATGGATATTGCCATCCACATCATAGATGTCCGTCACTTCCAGTCGTTCCATCCGGTCCTTATGCCACCGATCAGATATCTGCATCAGTCCCTTGCAGCCGCCGTTCTCTACATCCGGTCTTCCGGAGGATTCCCTCTCGATCATTGCCATAAGCAGTTCCGGGCAGATGCCGTATTCCTCGCTGTACTTTACACAGGCTTCCTGCGCTTCCAGTGATATGTAACTTCTGGTGGGCTGTGCTGTAGATGTAAATTCGACAAAAGACCACATTATAATAGGTAGAAACACCTTTATTGCTCTCCTCATAGACTTAATACCATTCGGATACGAACTTACCCAGTAAATCGCTGATAATGACATCCAAAAACATATCTGAGCCGTCCTCTGTTTTCGCACTATGTGTCATTAAAATCGCATCTGTAAATGTTGCCCCGTTACCCATATCTACTTCAATATCTGTTACAGATACACCGTATGACGCTTCTTCATCATGAAACAACTTCTGGAACGTAGAAGCACTGTCTACTTTTGAAAAGTACATTGTTTTTCCTTTGTTGTCCGTTGATGCAATTACGTTGCTACTCAATTTCAAAAATTTGTTTCTCATTTCTCTTCCTTTCTATGAGCAATACCTCATTGCGTAATTCTTTACGATTCCCTCGAAACTTGCTTTTAAATGCGGTTTCTCATAAACTATCGCAATTTTGGTTGTTTCTAAGTCATTCATTCCTCTCCTTTCCCATGAGCAATCGAAACGTTTCCTTTCCTTTTGGCGTAACAAACATCTGTTGTCCCGCCCATCCACTATTTTCATTGTGCTTGTCCTTTAATACAAACAAACCGTTTCCGCTTTCTGTATATTGAGCATATGGTCTTAACTCCCGGTGCTTTCCCTGTCGAAATACAAATCTGTTAGAAATAAGAAAACTGACAAATGCTCTTTCTCCAACTCCCAACTCTTTAGCGGTATCTCGAATATTGGTATTTAATTTCTTGTCTATCAGCGCATCAAAATAATCAGCTTTTGGTTTCATCTCGATCACTTGTGTCTTAAGACTGTCAATTGTCTGATCTGCAAGCTTCAATGCTCTCGCCATGACCTGTTCCGGCGTGTTCCATGCTTTTTCCAGATCAATAAGGTACTGGCGCACCGCCTTACCCTCTGGCGTTCTTTGAATCATGCAAATCTGTTTTGCCATATCTACGGAAATATCGTAGTCAACTGATGGTCTGCCGCCGCTTTCGGTGGTTTCTCCCATTTTTGGGAAAAACTCATTTCCCTCTGTGAAACCATACTCTTTCATGCGCTCAAACCATGTTGTAAACTTGGTTCCAATGTGTAACTGCTCATGCAGTTCTCTTGCCGACACGGTTTGTGTGTCAAAATCAACTTTTACAAGTTCGTTCATAAATCTCCTTTCCTGCATCTCTCCAATTATCTTGGAGATGCAAACAATTTCTCCTATTCAATCAAATCGTTGACACTGCATCCGAGAACATCAGCAACTTTTTTAAGATTTTTTACACAAGGGCTTACTGAATTCCATTTGTATATACTTCCCCTCGATAATGCTGCTTTTTCCTCAAGCTGATTGATTGACATTCTTTTTTCTTTTGCTCTTTCAGAAATTCTGTCAAACACTGTTACCACTTCCAACATATCGCCTCCTTTTTTTCTGAATATATCGCAAAAACTATTGAAATACTTCTGAAAATATTCTATAATATGTTTGTCAAGCAATTTACAAAATAATTCTCGCATTCTTCTATTTTGCGATTTTTTCAGACCTCATACCTTTATTATATGTGGTTTTTTCAGAATGTCAAGACTTATTTTGCGATTTTTTCAGGAGAAGGAGAAATGATATGACTCTGAGAGAACGTATACAAAAACTATGCAAAATAAACGGGACTTCTTTAAATCAAGTAGAAACCGAATTGAATTTTGGAAAAGGATACTTGAGTAAACTTGATAATTCTACTCCAAATGCAAAAAAAATGGAGAAAGTAGCCGATCATTTTGGAGTAACTACGGATTTCTTAATGGGAAAGTCAGACGTTATAGAATGCACAGAGTGCGGTCAAAAATACAACCCTCTTGACGAATTTGACTGTGCAATACATGAACAATTTCACACAAAGATTCTCAAAGCGAAAGAAAAATATAAATGTCTGTTGCCGTACAATGAACTTGCATCTATTCGCTATAGCAGTTTGGAAAAAGTTAGAAGTGGTTCGGAAGATATAGCCACAGAATTGGATAAATATTTAAAAGCCGAATTTTCTCATTATGTTTATATGAATTACGAAGAAAGCAAACATTATGATTTCTTCGAATTTGCGAAATCTAAAGTTGTAGAAATGATTAACAACGGAGATATTCCTCAAGAACAAATAGATAATGTTGTGAAATGGTATAAATTGGATAAGGAGTTTATAAATATACAAGGAGCAACACTTGCAAGAGCAAGCAAAAGCCCTAAACTTATGCGTATACTTGCATATGCTGAAAAATTAAGTCCCAAAATGCTTGATATGTTGGAAGTTCAACTTGAAGCATTAGTAAATAAGCAAAACGAATTCTCCGATAAGAAAGTAATGAAATTTTCTACAGTCGAAGCTGCCAGAGAATATATTAGCGGTTTGCAATCATTTGCAGCTTTCAATCCGCATGAAATTTCAGATGATGCATTGATTTCCATTGCTAATGCTATGTACGAATCAAATAACAAATAATTTTTCTGCGAGGGTAGCAAATGAATAATGAAAAACTTAAGAAAATTGAATATATTGTTGAATGCCTAAAAAGAACCTACCGCAACAGTGATCCTTTTTATATTGCACGAGAATTAGGCGTTAAATGCAACATATGCCCATTAACAGCTGATACTCCTGCTTTTTCAGCTAAGGAAACTAAAGATGATCCTGGGACAATATTTATAAATTCTAAATTATCACTATATTCAAGAAAAATTTTATGTGCTCATGAGTTGGGACATTTATTTTTCCATGACGATTACTTAGAGCTTCTTTTTGATCCAGAAATCAATCCTGTTTACGAATATGAAGCAAATTACTTTGCTGCGATGCTTCTTCCTCAAATAGCAGTTGACGTAAATATTAAAAAGTTTACCATTGAGGAATTTAATGAATACATAGCAAATAAAATTAAATATTAATATCCTATAAAAAGGATAGTCCAAAGACCAAGAGCAGTTTAATTACCGCCCTTGGTCTTTTCAGTTACGAACAGATAAAACCACCGTAATTTATAATTTTCTTGTATTTCCGAAAAAATTCTATTCAGTTCAATTCTGTATTCCTCATTTGTCATTTCCGCAGGATACTCCACAGTTTCTCTTACGTCCAATGCAACCACCCTTTCACTTCCACACATCCCTAAGTAGCGATATGGTTATTATAGAACATTTGTTCGGTATTTGCAACTACAAGATATGGTAATCTTTGTAGAAATATCCTACCATGTTCGAACAACTCTGTGTGGCTCATGTGCACATTTTGACAGCGTTGTGGACAATTTGACCAGAAGTACAATGGATATGACTATTATTTGATTGCAGACAAATACAACAATATATTATGGAACGAAATCACAGATCACATAGTTTTTAAAAGAAACATAATAAATGGCAAGTTAGATAATAAAAATAATTTTATAATTAAATCATCAGAAAACGAAAAACTTAACGCAGATGTCGTCATTATAAAACACAATAAAATGATTCAGACAAGATTTGATGGATTCAAAAATCTTACACTTAATACTTACAATACATTATTTGTTTTACCAGATGAGTTTAAACCAGTAAGCGGAACATTTTATGATTGCAGTAATCCAAACGGAGAGATATATAGGATAGTGATTAGCTCAAATGGCGTAGTTGAATTATTCCCATATACAAATATAAATCTCTACAATGCTTGTAATACTTTTGTTTATATTAGTAATTAAGCCATTTCAAAGGACACCCACATTACACTATACCTTTGGGCTACGTTTGTATATGCTACTAGATTATTATCACCATCAAAAAATATATCTATTAACCTATTTAAAGACATCCCTTGTGATATAACAGTGAATAGAGTATATGGTGTTTGAGGTAAACTACCAGACACTAACTTATCCACTGAAACCATATTTGATCCAACAACTAGATTAATGGAAAAGAATCCACACGTAGATAATTTATACTTACCCAACTTGCCATTTAAACGAGAACAGGCGGAGAGTTTCCCGAGACTCTCCGCCAAGATAATGAAAATGTTTACATATAGACTATTAGTATTTTATCATATAATAAATACAGCGTCAATAGATTAAGCTGCAGCCAGATACTTTCTGGTGGTCTGTCCGGCCAGTCCGTCTGCAGTGATCTTGCAGGACTGCTGATATTCAATAATAGCTGCTACGGTTTTACGACCGCAGATACCGTCAATATCAGCTTCTGTCAGCAAGCCAGCTTCCATGAGTTCCCACTGAATCCACTTGACACCCTCGCCCGTGGGAAGAAATACCTTGATATTCTTCTTCCTTGCCTGTGCCTTACTGGTTACCGTCATGGTAGGCTCTGTGTAAGGGTTGGTTCCCTTCCAGGTTCCCGGCACTTTTACATCGTAGGTGTAATCCATATTCTTAAAAGTCAAGCCATATACCCATTTTGTCGCGGATACCTTGCTCATGACTGTACCATAGTTAATGCCCTTTGCTTCAATACACATAGGTACTCCGTTTACTTTTCCGATATACACACCTACGTGCCCGGATTTCCACAGGACAACCCCCGGCGCAAAATCATTGATCTTTGCAATCGGCATCCGGGTGTACGCGGTCTGATACAGCTGATAAGAGCCGATGTTAAGCTGTCTGTATCCGCCGATCAGACCGGAACAGTCCACATTGACCTTGCCGACCTGCCCCTTCCGCCGTGCCTTTGCCATATAGAAGGTGGTCACGACTTTGGGATACATAGCGTGCATAGTACTCATCTTGCGTTCTGTCAGCGCACCCTCTGGGATCTTAGCCCCGTAAAAATACGGGGTTCCCAGGTGCACTCTTGCATATTTTGCCAGTCCATTTCCTGTTTTCATTCTCCAGTTACCTCCTGTGTTTCCTCGGGCAACTTTGCCTTATCTTCTACTTTGCGATTGATATATTTCATAAGCGGCATTAAAAACGGAGGGATCTTTACCCCACTATCCTTCAGGTTTTCCAGAATGCTAATCAGCTCATTAACCACCAACCATACCGCTACCACCGTTGCAACTACAAATGGCACTGTAATTTCAATGCCAGCACATTCCACGCTGTACTGGATTAACACATCCGCAAATGCTCCGACAATTACCAACATCCACATGCCAATCTTTTTATAGATGCCACGGATGCTCTTATAGCTGCTGATGCCTCCGTCCTCCCTAAATTTGGCAGCCATCAGTCCGGTGATGTAATCAATGATATTACATCCCACCAGCAGTAATACCGGGATTGCCAAGATCCCCAGCCAACTCATTAACACAGATAATGCTGCAATCACAGTTGCTTTTACTTTGTCCATAATATAGACCTCACTTTCTCAATATAAAAGCCGGTCACTCCCGCAAAGGAAGTAATCGGCTCATGGCTCTTAGTTACTATATAGTTGTTGTTAGGACCGTCTCTTGATCTCATAGGCAGCCTCCTACTCTGCAGTTGCGGTTAGATCTGCCAGCTGGGTCTCCAAGGTATTGATCTGATCCCGGAGAGCCTGTCTCTCTGCGTGGACAGTCTCGATATCATATTCCGTCTGTTCTCCAAGGAGAGCGTACTCATACGTTTTGATAATTTTATAATCACTGGCGGCGATCTGTGCTTTAAGACCATCGATTTGCGCAGTCAACTGACTGATCTGCTGCTGTCGTGCCTGCTCTGCAAGCTCCTCTTCGGTCGGTTCAGGTTGCACCGGTTCAACTGGCTCAATATATACTGAGCCATCATTTGACAGCTCATACCAGCCGTCACCCGCGCGAAATAAAGTTGTGTATGCCTCATACTCGCCGTTGTCCAGCGGATATTTGCATCCCTCATCCAGGTAGAGGCGGAAGCCGTCAGTATTTACTGTGAGATTGTCTCCGGTGATCCGGATCACATGAGGACTCTCCTCTGATACAACGACCAGCTGTACGGTCTTTTTATTTTTAAATTTTATGTAACCCATGCGGGCTCCTTTCTGGCGCTCTTGTGGCTGCGCCCGCCTTCTGATCTACTACACTAAATGGCAATTTAACTAAAACAAATGAAACAGTATCATCGTATTTCAAAACCTATACTGTTGGTAGTGGTAATGGTAGCGAATTAACTGATTGCAATGATTTGCCACTCTATTCCATCGGGTACGTCTATCCAACGGCAAAAAATAATGCCTTTTCAACTTCAAATATGGTTTTTACAATTGGAACTATTCTATCTAGCATTGTTTATAAAGTGCAATTTGCAATTAGTTCAGATGATGGTTCATTAAAGACTAGATATAAATCAAATGGCGGTTGGACTGCATGGAAAGCTAGTTAATAATTATTTATTAATTAAAGGAATAAAACCAATTCTACCACTGCCATCAATTTTAAGAGTAATCCCTTTTCTTACAAAAATGCTAGTAATGTAGTGGGCTTCAATTAGCGTTGTGTTATTTCTTATATCCGTTAAACCGATAGGAGAGCTTGTAGAAGTTGGAATCAATCTAATATAGCCATCACTCGGTATAATATAATTAGAACCAATAAATGAACTGATATCGGTAATTACACCTAAAGTTTTATCACCTAACTTGCCATTTACATCAGCAAATCCATCTGCTACCGCCTTGGCATCCGGCACGTATCCGGTCACCTTGGTGGCCAGCAGATCCTCCTTTGTGGTGATCATCTGGGCAAAAGCCGGGGCTGTCAGATCAGTAAAAAATTTTTTGACCTTGCCAAATACAGTAGAGACTTTTTCTCCACTGGCAATATTTTCCCGGGTCTCTGAATCCGTAAATGCAATCTCTGAATCTGCCACATCCACTGTCTCTCCATCATAACCTTTGGCAAGATAGATCCAGTTGATTTTGTCGTTCCTGGGCGCTCCGTCCGGTGCATCTTTAATTGCCAAATATGTACTGCCATTGTGATATACCGCATCCAAACGCTCATATACGGTATTGGGGTTGTAATCTCCTTTGTAAGATATTCCGATTTTTCCGAGAGCCTTGTATCCCTCCGGTGCTGCCATAGTTCATTCCTCCTTATGCTACTTTCCAATACAAAACATTATCATCAACTACAAAATCCACACCCACGCCATCCTTCATATAAAGATTCATTATGGCTTCATCCAAGTAAAACTTGGGTTCCGTGATACTGGCATATGATTCTGCACGGTCTGCATCTATCTTAGCCTGTGCTGCAGATGTCGCTGCCGCGGTTGCCTGCTGTGTTGCTGTTTCTGCCTGCACTGTGATGTCTGCAAGATAGTTCGGCTGCAGTTTATCTGCAGTAATGCTGCCGTTCTTGATGTCCGCCTTTACTTTTCCATCATCTCCAATGGACCAGTAAACGGTATCCGAATCGAGAAATTCAAACTGCGTAATAAGTGCAGACAGATCTATGTACTGCTCCGTCCCATCCTTTAAGTAGATGATAAGCCGCTCGGTAACCGGATCGTAACTGAAGTTAATGGCAATCTGTGCCATTAAAGTGTGTAATACACTGGTTGATCCGGAATAATATGTAATCGTAATATCACCTGTATCCTGGTTCAATTCAATACTCTTTACCAAACCATTGGCTTCCGTGATTGATAACTTGGTCAAGTCCAGCGTTATCACGCGGTTATCAATCTCACTCACACCCTGACTTAACTTATTCAAATTCGTTTCATTCAACGGAGTGTTAATAGAGGGAGTGTTTTCCCAAACAGTAGGATTATACGCTTTCTGCATCCTGCTTCACCTCCTGCTCCGCAGCATCCCGATCTGCGATCTCCGCCAGCAACGCATCACTGGCTTTCTGCTCCTGACGTGTCAGCACCTCCTGTAATGCAAGTCGCTTGACTTCCTCCGGCAGGCTGGATTCATCCACAAATTTCGTAATGGCCTGACTAAATTCCCTGATTTCTAAATTGCTCATTCTTAATCCTCCGGTCCCAAATAAGTAATAACAGTCCCACTAATGTTTTTTGTTCTCCATGCAACTACCGTACCTTTATAGTTCATATACCCGCTGACACCCATTGCCCGCACACTGACCAAGTCCACGCTTGACAATTTATTTACGATTGTCGCTGCGCTGATTCTGTCCGCCTTGATCACGCCGGAGGATGTCCAATTTGCGACTTCCATGTAATTTGCTTTTACTGTACCGGCACTGATATAATTAGATTCCACGTTGCTCAGACGAGCGCTCACAGCATTCAGTGAATCAATAGTCGCCTTGGTAGCAATCAGGTTGTTTAACTCCAATTTGGTTATATTCAAGTTCTCAATGGTCGCATATTTTACTACCATCTCATCTGCATTGACGATACCAACCAAATCTATCCTTTCGGCTTTGATTTTTATGCTCTCCGCCGTCTGATTGATCTCAGATACGATATTGTCCTTGGATACCTTGGTAAGTATCTGTTGTGCATTGATGCTGATCTGTGCAGACAGATTTTCGTTGACATCCTTCAGTTCCAGTTTGGTCTCTTCCACCGTCCGTGTGAGGACATTCGACTTGCCTTTCAGTTGGATAATGGACTTCATTATGCCATTGACCTGCCCGGTTCTGTACTCCTCGCCCTCCGCAGTATAACTGTCCTTTAGAGCCTGTATACCTTTCAACGTACGCTGCAGTATGTATGTATAGATAGTCTCCCGGGTCGTGTGCAGTAATATACCATCCCCCACCTCCAGGCAAGGATTACCGCGAGCTTCCACTTGTGCCGGACGGTACCATACGACTCCAATCACGCTGAGGACGTTATCTGCGATGGTCTGCAGGTCTGCCGCAGACTTGCCGTATATCAAAAAGTTATCCTCGATGATGTAACAATTATTGCCATTACCAGCGATGGCACCGATGTCGTTCTCTTCCTGGCGGATCTGCAGCTTATCAATATGCTGGCAAATAAAGTCTTCATACTGGCAGGAGATATAATTGTTCCGGGATACCTCTGTGGTGCCCATCGGATCTGCAGGATAAAGGTCATCTGCCGGATACCGATCATCCGCCGGATACAGCCCCTCTATCATCTGCTCCAGCACCACATACCGTAATTTTCCATTTCTGCCGATATGTCCAAAGCAGCCGTTGATTTCGCAGATGGCTTCGATTACCGTTTTCCCCGAGAGTTCTTCGGGATCTATGGTCTTTTCTATTATCATATCATCGTTAACCAGCGTGATTTCTTCCTGTTCTACTCCCATGTAAGCACAAAAACTGTAACGGAATGCCCTGAGTTTCATCGGAAATGCAAGGCTGTTATACCACCTGGATACCTCTGCATTCAGGATGTCGTACATGGCATCGTAGGCAGTTATATTCCGATATCTGCGGTCCGCTGTCGGCTTGTCGGATACAACCTTGTATTTTCCAAAAGAAAAAGGAGCATCCTTCTGCCCCTCTAAAGTAGTGGTAACTGCAAGCTGCATTCCCACCATCGATGTAAATACATTCGCTATCTTAAATTTTATCTGACTGGCTTCGCAGGCCCCAAAGGTCAGTTCTGATTGTGAGCAAAGGCTTTCCTTCAGCTCGAACTGCTCGTAATGGATCTCTGAATTAGTGATATTCACCTTTCCATCGGCGGACACTATACTCAGCTGCTTATCGGTTCCATCCCGGAAGAGATCTTCATGCTTATACTCAATCATTTGCTACACCTCCGATGATTGCGAACCGAATGGAATTATAATGAATTTTCCCATCATATATTCCATAGATCTGCGGTTGAAAATTAGAAATGTAACAAAGCTGGGTCACATAATCATCATATTCCGGGATATATGCTGTAACTATGCACTTTCGTGCCTTACCCTCCATGTAATTCTCACGGATCCTATCCATGAACTCTTTGAAGTCATCATTCGTGAGTCCAGCCGGTGTTTCAAACTCCACCTTCAAAGCCTTCAGATCTACGGCATTGATGTGCTCATAGCCGTTTGCATCCGTCCAAGGGTCCAGTACCTGCATGTTGGCATAAGGGCTGTAGCTTTCAGCTTTGATGAACCGTTCTTCATCCACTGTGTAATTTCCAATCTTTAAGAGCCATCCACTGTAAGCCATGATCTCCACCTCTATTTGTTCCGGTTAACGGCTGCCATCTGGTCGGCAGTCGGAATTTTGCGTATAAGAAAAGCACCTACCCGAAGGTAAGTGCTTCAGACCTAATTGTTATTTATATTCCTTTTTGCAATCGTTCATCTAATTCTTTTACAGCCTCTTCTGACAATTTTTCATCTTCTATTTTTGCATAAACTTTTCTATCTTTTAAGAATAGCATCAATAAAATATTTGTAAACCGATATGTCAATGTTGTAAATCGAACTAACGTAAATATCCCAATACATACATATATTACAATCTCACATTCAGACATTATGTCATACATAAAAAGAATAGCCGAAATAATCACCGTAAGTAGACCATGTAATATCAACCTTTTAATAGAGGACGCAAATACCTCTTTGTCCGCTGTGTCCAAGAAATAATTAATAAGCTCTGATTTTTCTTTTGCTGAAATCAGTATAGTAAGTAATACTCCAAAAAAGCTTATTATTATTGACACAAAGGTAACCATTGAAGTAAGCGTGTCTGGGAAATTTTTACTCTCCCATATCTTAATCTCCCATATTTTATAGCAAATAAAGTATGCTACAACCGAAAAAATAGGCAAAACAATGCAGTATATCCGTCTCCAACTATTAAGAGTCTTTTTAAATACCTCATTTTTTCTAATTGGATTGCCAATCATATTACAACATCCCCTTATTTATTAACATATTGATAATATATATTTCTTGCAATCTGCATAAAGTCTAACTCGCCCCTTTCGGGCACGGTTAAATCAAATTTTCCAGTACGTACATTATCAAATAAATCATACAAATCTGCGTCTTTATCATCTGCTAAAGTTATTTTTGCCTTTGATAAACATCCTTTATTACGAAGCAATGTGTTTACCGCAGAATATATTCCTTGGTTACTTAACTGCCTATTTTTTCCTCTGCCAATTCCTATTTCAATGTAAAATGTGTAACCACCCAATTCATCACAGGATTCAATAATGTTCTCAAAAGCTTTTGAACCATCAGTGTCAAATTGATTAACTGCTGAACAGCCGACATAAATCTTTTTAATTATTCCCTTTTTACACCTTGCTGTGTCAAAAATATCAAGGACTGGTCTAAAATAACAACATTTTCCGCCATTTGTAGCGTTAATGTAGTTTTGTATTGCATTTGCAGAATATGATCCTCTGTTATTTTGTATTAGAATAATATGATTTGCTTCATCATATAAAGCAACTGTATTTCTTCCTAGGTATTCATCATTTTCTAAATCTATATGTTCAGCTTTTTCGTTTTCCTTTGCTTTGTATGCATCACTTGCTTCATCCAGTCGCATAAAATTCAATGCATAATATCCTTTTTCTATTACCTGCGCAGTTTCTAGTCTTCCCTGCACATCTCCTATTCTTTTTATTCTATCTGCAATTTCATTTTTGCTAATAGTGTCTAACCACTTCCTTAAATCATAAAGACTCTCCTTACCATCATCGTCCTGTGTTACCACATCATAATAAGTAAATTTGATATGTTTTTTCTTTCCTACCATGCCTTTATCCCCTGTACTTTCCCCGTATTCACGGTTTTATTATATTATCATTGTCCTACAGAATCCGTATTTTTTCAATAGCTCCAGTCTTTCGATTTATCGAAGCAGATATGCTATTATATCGAAATGACACTTTCAGAAAGGGGCTCCGCATAGGAGCCACTTATCTCTTTATTCCAGTTCCAAATTTTTTGAGAAGAGAATATTTTCTTTTAGTGTTATCCACGGCTCAATTTCCAATTCCACATCATCCATGCAATCACCCAGTACAAAGGAAGATGCCACTTCCAATGTCGTTCCTGGCTTTATTTCCTTACCACTGTTCTTTGATTCTTCATTGGCGTGCCAGTAAGAAGGTTCTACCTCAACACCATTTTGGAAGCACTTATCAGAGAAAGCATAATCAAAAGTCTGGTTCTCGTCCGAATTGTTTGTAAAGTCATAATATACTACCAGTACTTTCTGACCTACAGAATCCGTCATTACTTCATGCCTTAAATATTTTACCGTCATTCCCTCATACTCAAACTGTGTGGCCGGTTCCGGTGTCGGCTCTGGGGTAGGGGCTTCTGTAGGTGTTGGCTCTGCTGTGGGTTCCGACGTATTTAATTTTTCACCCTCAGCTACCGTTTCCTGCGCCGCAGAATCAGTCATTAAATCAGTCGTTTTATCACTGTTACCACTATTTGCAATAATTACTATTACGATAAACAGCGCAATGCCTACCACCGAGCAAATAAGTCCCGCTATAGCAGTTTCTTTTTTCTTATTTTTTTGACACAATGCAATGATAGCAAAAATCAATCCCAGTACTGCGGGAACAATGCCTATAACTATACATACCGTCACAATACTAATTATTCCCAGTACTAAAGATGCGATTCCAAAACCACTCTGTTTCATAAAGCTCCCCCTTTTTATCTTTGGTTTCTTAATTTTTCAATATATAGGCAATGTCAATAACGTATCCCCATTCTTACCAACTGTACATGGATATGTTTCATTATATGATCCATCGGGGCTCATAATGGTAATCTCATATTCCATAGGTTCAAAGTTGAACCATACTGGTTCTGAATAATCCCAAACTATAACCTCTGAATACTCCGAATTAACATACCCTATTGATATTTGAAAACCCTGCTCTGAAATTTCGCCTTTTGACTCTAATTCAATGCAAAAATTTCCATACTGTTCGTTGGTTTCTACATAATAAGGTACTGAGCCTCGCAGTAAACCATTTTCTTTACTTTCTTCAAACCATATACCTTTTGTATAATCATATGCTACTCCTCCAGCAAGCGTCGTTACAATAGTTACGATAAGTCTTAATATTCTTTTCTTAGTTTTTGAAACTTTCTTTCTCGATTGTATTATTTCTTCAATGTGCATTAAAATGAGCGTAACAATAAACAATATAATAATATATAAGGTTTTCATTTGTAATTCCACCTTCTGTTTGTAACTACTTATCCGAATATATTACCGCAGTCGTCACATACAAACTTGGATACATTTCTCGTAACCGGCTGCCTTACAACCTTCTCCTTCTTATTAACCAGCGTAAACGGCTTAAGAGGATTCAGATTCGCAGAATATGTCGTCTTCACCTTTCCTTGGCTGATTACTTCCTGTTCGACAAAAGCATGGAACCGTTTGCTACCGCAGTTGGGACAGCAATCAAAATGTTTCGGCTTTTTATCCTTTACCAGCCATTCCGCCAATGCAACAACCCCTATTATTATTGCCAATGCAGCTAAACCAGCACCCATAATAAGTACCTCCCTACACAATATATTTGCCTTAAATATACCATATAGAGAGGTTACTTTCAACGTTTTATCCCCAAACCATCTGTGGATTTCCCTGTGCTCCCAGCCGCCGGGCTTCACTCTTATATCCAGCCTTAGCAGCACTGAATACATCATCATTACTGATTGTTGGTTTGGAAAGAAGCTGTAATAAAATTTCATTTTGGCGACGCAGCAGTTCTATCTCCTGTTGTGCAGTTGTGAACACAGCATCTCTAATGCCTGTGATTTCCGCGCCACCGGCAACCGCTGTGTTACCACCGACTGTCCCTAACATCTCCGGCACCCCCTTTTCACCAGCTTTGAATAATGTAAACCTCGTAGGCACATATCCGCCGCCTTCAAATCCTGGAATTTTTCCAAGATTTATTGATCCTGCTGGAATGATTTCTTTTCCCGCAAAGCTTATAGAATCCCAAGAGATATTCAGCTTGTCATTCAGCCAATTGGCAAATCGGTTCCAAATTCCCTTCACCGCAGTGACTGCATTCTCCCATGCCTGTGAAAGTCCTTTCTCAATTCCATCCCATGTCCAAGATTCTGTTGAAAAATGAGAAGATACGTCATCCCACCATTTTGCGAATCCTGTATTTTCCCACCAATCTGTAAATTCATCCCACTTATCAAATAGTGCTTTTTTCGCATTGTCCCCTAAAGAGTCCCATTTTTCTTTTGATAGCCAAGGCTTAACATCTTCCATAAACCAATTTGCTACGAGTGGTGCCACATTTTTTAATGCCGAAGCAATTCCAAAAGTGTCTGTTATATCAACTTTTTCTGTTTTGAAAAGGTCTATAAAATATTTTACTTTTTCTGTGACATCATCAATTGTACTATGTTTTGGAAGGAAAAATGTCCCTGTGAGTATTCTATATAAATCATTATCCGTAATATCTTTATTCAGATTGTCCCACGCATCAAGAAGAGTGGGAATATCAGTATTGACGATTGTATCAAAGAAACCGCCATCGCCGAACCATGTGAAATTTTCATATATTTCCTTGTCATCCGGGAATAATGCTTTTCCTATTTCCTTACCAACATTAAATCCAATAACAAACGTTGCTGCCAGTAAAACTATTTTTACTCCATTGCTTAAATTCAGTTTTGACGGTATTGCTTTCGCAATTTTGTCTTTTAGAACATTATCTAAGCCTAAAAATTTTGCAACAACAAGTGCTGACACTATCGCTGTTGCAATAGGATCTGCATTGAAACTTCCCTTCCACAAATCTACGGCAGCATCAATGGCAGTCTCTAAAAAGTTTCCTGCTGCCATAAATACTTCTCCCCACTCGATGCCGTTAAGGAATTCTCCGATATTGTGACCAATTTTATACCAATCCACCGCCGCAATCGCATCGGCGAACCAGTTAAAAATCCCAGCCACCAGTTTAGAGGTATCTTGTCCGGCGGCGAAGAAATCACCATCGAACAGATCCTGGAAGATTTTCTTCACTGGTGCGAAAAATTTCTCAATCTTATCGGCAAGATCCTGTGCCTTATTCTCCATGTTGGCAAAAGCTTCATCCCATGCTTTCTGATATTCCTCGAAGGATTTGTTGAAAGCATCATCCAACAGCCCGGAATCTAAACCACCGCTGCCGGAAGAGGATCCCGAAGATGTGGTAATCACATCCAGTTCATCAAACTTACGGATACCCTTCTGCAGCTTATTGACTGCTTCCGTGGCCGCTTCGGCTTCATCGGCAATGGATCCGAAATCAAAACTACTATCGGCTACGGATGATGTAACATTGCTAAGATCAATTCCAAGCAGATTTCCCAGCCATGTAGCCAGTCTCTGTAAGGCAATCACCATAGCATTGACATACGGTAATACCTTAGATACCATCGGCAAAAACAGATTGCCTATGGTCCGGGACAGGTTTTGGAAGTTGCTCTCAATCAATCGTAACTGGTTTGCAGGCTGGTTGATCGTAGTAGCCAGATCTCCCCAAGCATACTTGGTGCTGTCCAACAGGATGATTGCCCGGAGCAGTGCCTTGTCGTTCTGATTCAGCGCCGTGATATTTGCCTGAATACCAAGTTCATATAACTTCTGCTGTAAGTTTACATTACGGATATTAACACCGTATTTATCCAGTGTACGGCTCATTCCGGCAAGTCCGGATGCCATATCATTCCAAACCTTATCAAAATCAAGGTTCTTTACGGATGCAAGGTCTCCACCGATTTCTGTAAGAGCCTGCGACAGCTTCAATGATGTCTCTGCGGTAACTCCCATAGAGGATGCCATCTGACCGAAGGTGGCCTGATAGTTCATCAGCTTCTCGGGATCAATACCAAGACTGGGCTGCCCCGTTGCCTGTAAGGTTCCATCTTCTTTCACAGAGAACCCGGTCATTTTAGAGGTAAGCTGTTTCGCACGGTCACTGAACGACTTATAATAGGCTTCCGCTGATTCTGCTCCTGCGTCTTCCCACTGGGAGACTGCACTCTCTGCAACCTGTCCAAAGGCAGCATCGAAGTAGTTCAGAGTCTCCACATAGTCCATAGAGGTCTCAATGGAACTCCAAAGTTTATCCGCTCCACGCTTTACCCAGAAGAAATTTGCGTATAGTGATCCGAATACAGACGCCAGTCCTTTACTGCTCTTAGATGCCCTCTGTGCACTCGCAGAATAGCCATTAAGGCTGCTTGTCATGCTCCGGGTAGTACTTCCTACCTTGCTGCCCTGATTCGCCAATCCTGCCAGTGCAGTAGTCATATTGATCAGATTACTGCTAACCGTAGGAGCCTTAGACAGAGTATTCATCATGCTGTTTAATGCCGTTGCCAGCTTCGGCATATTGTCGATAGCTGTGATAACGCTCTTATTTCCCAGCTTAGATATACCCTTTGCAAGATTTCCTACTGCTTCCGCACTATTTGCGACCGCTTCATAGCCCATAATGGAATCAGCAAGACCATTCATTGCATTTGCTGTCCGACTAAGTCCTGAGGTGTCTAACGATGTTAATTCTGCAATACCTTTTGCCAGCCTGTTAAAATCTGTTTTTCTTATATCAGCAGATTTCAGCCCCTGCATGGCAGAACTAATATCAGAAATTCCCTTTGAAAAACCAAGGAAACTATTTCCATCGATGCTTCCAAGGGATCCAGCCAGTCGCTCCAAGTTTCCAACCAGTTTATCTAAGGCATTATTCGCTTTTGTGGCCTGTGCCTCAACCTCTATTTCTAAGCGGTCAATTTCTGCTCCCACGAACTCACCAACTTTCTAATTGTTATAAGTCAGCGACTATCATCCATTCAATAGCCGGTAATTTTCAGTACAAAAAAAGAAGCGGAAAAACCGCTCCTTCTGATTTCTATATATTATTTGCCAAGTATCCGGGATATCAGGCTCATTTTGTATCCTTCATCCTTTGGGTATAACCCTAAGGCAAGAATCTCTTCCTCCGAATAATCATGCACTACTGATTTCTTTCTCTTTGGTTTCATCTGCCGTATTGTAGCAGATATGTTTTTCATATTTTCTTCATTCAATTCCGTGCTTTTAAAACACTTCGGGCAGAGAAGCAATTCATCACTACCCATATCGTATCCACAGTATCTGCATACCATAGGCATTACCTCCACACCCTCATCATATCACAGGTTGCAGAAATAGTAAATGCCATAAAAAGCGGCAATGCTATGACACATCGCCGCCCTGCTGTTCCATCTTTTTTCTATGTGTTCTCCTCCAGTTAATTCTTCTTGCTTCTTCCTGTGCAAAGAACTTATCTACTTCTAACATTTTTTCCTCTTCCGTAAGCGGTCTGCTCTGTAATGTTCCATCTTGCAGATTTGGTTTCTCGATATACTTCGATACCGCTTTGGAGCCTGCCAGACAATGCTCTACCGCCGTCATAACAGCAGACAAGCCATAGGTGCCGAAATATTCCCACACTGCCCTGTCCTGCATCTTCCGGCGCATTTCATAACCTTTTAGGCAATACCCCAGTTCTGTTGGGGTCATATGCTCAAATTCCTCCAAAGAGATTCCTATGGCATACGCCAGCGGGAAGTGATCCTCCCAGATTATTTTGTGGAAGTTGACTTCTTCCGGTGATCCTGCGGAGCCTTGGGCTGCTTCGAAATCTTCTCTTCCGCATTCTGACTCATTTCCTCCAACATCTCCGTCAGACCGGACAGCTTGAAAAAACCGTCTTCCTCCATCCATGCCTTGATCTGCTTGTACAATCCAGCATAGGACAGTTCATTCTCTTCCATGTAGGTGCGCATCATTGATCTTGCATCTTCAAACGAAGCAGGATTCTTTTCCAGCAAGCCTGCGTAGAATGCAATACTGCAGATCTGCGGGATCTCTGCAACCATCTCTGCTGTACCATCCAGCACCGCTTCTGCTCTATTTTCACTATTGTTTTTCAAAATATAAGATCCTGACACTACGCTGAACATTCTCTGCACCAGTTCCTTGCACTCTGCCGCAGCGTAAGTAAATACCATGTTTAATTCAGTTCCGTTTACAGTAATAGTTCTCATATTCCTTCCCTTTCTCCCTGTTTATAGGGGAAGGGGCAGTCCTAAGACCGCCCCGTTTTCCTTGCTTACTAATTTTTATCAGCCGCCGACTCCAGGCGCAGTAGGCTCCACTGCGGTGATACAATCCGGTAAATCTATCAGAGTATTGTTGATCGTATACTGCAACACATTTCCTACTGCATACTCAGGTGCGGGCAGTGATCCGGGCTCAACAATGTACACATTCATCTTAGCTTTCTTAGGATGATATGCGCAGAACCACATACACTGTGTAGCTGTTCTTCTTTCGTAAGCATCCAGCATCTCTTCCCATTGTTTATCGAAAGTATCCGTGTTATTGAATACAGTCGGCAACTCACCACCGGTGTCCTCGTGACCTCCGGTATACTTTTTTCTCTTGGACTTCAACGGAGTTGCATCCAGTTTATCTTTGGTTACCTCTACGCCACCAATGCTGATGCACTCTTCAATTTCCTTCCATGATGTAGGTGGTGTGGTTAAAGTACCAATACCCCAGCCAAATACCACCCCAATGGTTGATAAAGCCTGTTCTGCCATCTTTTCCTCACTTTCTACCGCTATCTTTCTGCGGTCAGCGATTACCTGTCCGGTAATCGGTATAAAAATAAGAGCCTTTCGGCTCTCTGTTGCGTTTATCTAACCTCCTCGATTTCGATGGGTTTTAATTAAATTGCTGCAGTGTATCTCCACTGCCAAATGTCCGTTGGTATCTTCCTACCCACCGGGAAATATTCGGGTCTGATGCATTGGCAACCGGTATAGGTCCGCCACGGCACTGGAATCCATAGGACAACATGATCTTCTTTGCCGCCTGGCTCATTGCATTGCAGATCCCGTCTGCTGCAGATCCGGTAGCATAGGCAGTAATGACGATCAACGGACGCTGGCTTCCTTCATTTCCCCGCAGGTCATAATTGCTGCCGGAATTATCCCCCAGGGAAACATCCAAATACGGAAATTGTGTGTTCTTCGGTGTTACGTAGCGACCGACTGTACACTTTGAATATGTTTTTTTCATCTTTTTCTCAAAGACTGTATAGAACTCATTCCAATCGAACCCAGCCATCATACCTCCAAACTTATCCGGCAGGCGTCGCAGCTCCTGCATCTCTTTTAACCCATAGGGTGCGTGGTTGCAACGAAATTTACCACCTCGGATATTCCTTAATTTTTGAACACCTCTCTTGCAATCTCCACAACCTTGTCTTTCAGTTCCTTACCAGCGTTGTACATCGGCATCTTCGGGGAAACACCAGTTGCATAATGCCATTTCCCTTCCAGATCCATGTACCACCATCCCGGCTCATTTCCATGCGAACCATAGGTTCCGGTTCCTACGCCCGGAATGTTCGCCGGGTTCTTCGCCGGAAGTCCCGCACCAAATTCAAGCATGAGTGCCGGAGAGATCTCTTTGCTCTGCACACCATCCTGATTCTGCCATTTGCTCACAATCTTTTGTGAATCTTCCATGAAGAAGATTGCCTTGCACCCGGCTTTCTCCGGAGAAATTTCAGAAGACAGACGAATGTACTTACCGAAACCACTGCTACCGATGTGGGCCTGCGCAATGGCTATTCCTTCGGCGGATAACCTCCGGCACAGTTCCTCGCATTTCCCGGGAAGACTGTTCTGGTATTCCTTAATCTCCTTGATGGCGTTCTGAACCTCTTTTACGGACAATCCGAAACTAATCTTTGGCATCAGCATCAACCTTTCCGTTTTCATCGTAGATGTCGAACATTTCACCGCAATAATCAAAAGTGCTTTCCTGCAACCGCTTGATTCTTTTCAACGTTTTACAGGTATACACCTTCATTCCTTGGTATTTTCCATCAATACCAGTAAACTCACCACGGTAAAATCTGGAATAACGAGGATGCTTATAAACAGCTCTATCTTCCATCATATACTTTCTTTCAGGAATGACCGTTCCGTCCGTTTTCTTGATAGGTGGAATCGTCTGTTCATATGGTTCTTTTCTCAAATAATACATAGCTGCCACCTCACAAAATATCTAATTCCGAATACACCTTGAAAATCTTCGGGGACTGAATTGCGAACCAATCAACCATCTCCTCATTTATTGCCCAGCAACTGGAAAATCCGGCATTTTCAGAAAGTCCACTTTCGAATAAAAATGCATGTAGAATTTCATGTCTCAAAACATTTTTGATAAGCTGTTCTTTATTTTTGCAATCACAATCAGACATATCCTTTACAAAAATGTCCTTATCAAAGCCATTGCAAAGTCCTGTTGCGGTTTCCTCATGTTCTTTCAAATGTTCTGGGAATTCTTTTACAATATGTATGTTCCATTCAGTTCCAAGGATATTGATTTTTCTGTTTTCCATATCACTCATTTCCTCTAGGCAGCTTCTTCAGCAAGAATTTCTTCACATTCAAAGACGATTTGTCAGCCAGGACAGAATAGTCTGCGCTGTCCCCGTCAACTGAACCGTCCTCATGGTACTGTGGCTCTCTCTCGTGCCAAATCCGGCTCGTTTCCGTAATAGGCAAGGATTTATCCGATGAAGATAAAATTGCCTGATATGAGCCGATATCAAAGCCATACTCCTTGGCTTCTGCTTCGCCGCCGGATCTCGCAATATTGGCATAAAAAATGACAGGCTTGTTATAGCCTGCCATAATACCTATCGGAATCGGAACCAGTTCTCCGTCAACCTCGGTGTATTTTATTTTTCCATCCTCATCCGTTTCATAGACGGGGATTTCATCACTGTACGTTGCGTAGTACAGCTTTTGCTTATTCTTTTTTAGTGAGCGCATACAATAACTCCAAACAATTTATTTTTCATGAGAAATAATTTCTCTATTGTCAGTTAAAATCGCCATTGTAAGATTTTGAAAAGCTTCTACCCTTTTATCTTCTGGCATTTCCCTAATAATTTGTATTACCGTCAAATATTTTTCTGTAGAACCCAATCTTTGATGATAAATACTAAGCTGTTTTGTTGCTTCTCTATATAACCAGAAAAACAAGCCTGCAATTACCTCTACAACTGTTCCACCGATGATTGAAATAACAGATATATCTTTGTCGAAAACCATAAATGAGATTATTCCAAGCACATATATGAATATTCCAAAAAAACATATAAATAATGCAGCCGAAAATGATTTTCTCGCTTGTTGTTTGCTTATAACATAATATTCTCTTAGTTCTCTTACGTTTTTCAGCATAAGTTCCAACACATTATCGTTTTTATTATTCTCAATTGTAATATCCTTTATTGCTCTTTCAACTTGTCTGAACTCTATTTTTGCATCAGCTTTATCCACCGACTGCTTAGCTACAATGGTTATCACTGCGCTAAGTACTGTTGCAATTACACTTACTATCACAGGTTCCATTTGTACACCTCCCCTTTTATCGTCATTATACGCCAAAAGGAGAACTGCTACAAGCAATTATTCACCTACAATATCAATTCCATATTGTACAGCGCATTCGTGCTCAATCTTGCATCCTCTGTAATCTTTCCAACCCTCTGCAAAATACGCACAGTCAGCAGTAGAAAGCAATTCCAGAGACTTTCCAAGGAACCATAATGGCTTGGCATCATGTGGTGCTGATTCAAAGAACGAATCAATAACCTCAACCTCTCCGAAACGTTCTGTGACCGCTTTAACAATCCTGGCTCTTTCTGCCTTGATTTCTTCATCGGTTTTATCTCTCATAGGCTGTGAAATAAATAATTTCTTCATGACTTGAACACTCCTTTATTCTGCTACAATCCAATCCTCTGCAAGCATATCTGCCTGTGATGCAAGCCATCCCATCTGAACCCCAGATGTTCCAACAAAAGCGATTGCCTTATTTCCAATGGCATCATGCTCACAATTCACAAGCTCGCCATCTGCTGACACATAGGAAATGCCTGTTGCAAGCTGAATGTACTGTTTCTTGCCATTCCAACCCTTGCGGGCAACCTTCTGTCCGGCTTTCATTCTGCGGATTGCTTCACCGAATGTAAATGTCTGGATATCCAAATCCTTTACATCAGCTTCGCCTACAATCTCCCAATCATCACGAAGAATGAAATTGAGAGTATAATCAACGTTCTCTGTCTCGCGAATATCAAGGATTTTGCCGTCCTTGCAGTGCATCTTAATGGAATTATCTTCCCATTTCCAATATCCCGCCCATTCCGGGCATTTAATCATAGCACCCTGTTTGAGTGCTTCATATGCTTTCTTAAAATTCATTGCCTTTCCCTCCAAAACAGAAATATGGCGCACCGCCCACCACCGCTTAACGTGCGCCGCCTGCGGCTTTCGCCACGCTCAATCTTCTTTACCGCTTACCCGCGGCTGGGAGATTCCGGATCACCTTAACCTTTCTTTTTATACGCAGTTTGCAAATCCTATCACTCCCTTATAAGCCATAAGATACTCACTATAAGTTCTCGAAGTTCCATTCTCCGAATGGCTCAATTGATTTTCTGCACCGTTCTTGGAGTCAATCTCAATCGCCGCCATAGCAATCTTGGCTTTGTTTTTCTCCAGGTCCGTGAGAATCTTATCTTCATCCCACGCCCCCGGATAGTTTCTCAGTTCCTTAAATGCTTCGATGGCAAGATTGATAACCAGATCTGAAACCGTAATTTGTTCATCATATTCAGTTATCATCTTTTTGATCTCTTCTACAAAATCAGCCATCCTGCCACCTCATTTCATTTACAGACCAAGTTTTTCAAGGATCTGCTCTTTCAGCGCTTTCCCGGTAGATTTCTCTGTTACTTCTATACCCAGGGTTTCTGCCAATTTTTTCAGGTCTGCAGTACTCATTCTAGTGATCTCTGACCTGGAATACTTTCTCTGATTCTCTTCTTTGTTCTCTGTTTCCACAGGATTGTCAGTCGGCTCAGGAACATTATTAGGAATCTCCGCAGAAAGCGGAGCAGCCGAACTGTTCTCCACTTTCTGATAACCGCAAGATTCAAAAACCCTCCCCATGCTTTCGTTGACAATCATGGTTACGCCATCTTTTTCATAACAAACCATGACCGATCACCTCATCTTAAGATACTGTCACAGCCTGAGTGGTTTCCACAGTCACGCCATTTTCAGTATATGTAACAGTCACATTCCCGGTTGCGTTGATGATCTCAGGGCCATATCCAATGAGCTTGGTCACATCTCTGGTAGTGCTGTCATCATAAGTGGCAGTTACTACCATACCAGTGATATCAAACTTCTCACCGGCAGAATAGGTGGTCTTATCCGGTGCCTTGGTAATTGCAATGCTGCTTACCTTGGCAGTCGCATGAACACCGATTGCATCCAGCTTCTGAGATAAGCAGAAAGCATCATAACGAACACGGCCTTCTACCAGCCAGCCGGAGATGCCGGGTGCATCCGTATGGATCTTGTACTCAGTCAGTTTGATAGGTCCTACGCATACAATGGGATTTGTTATAATGAAATCCACATTTGCAGGGAAATAAGATGCAGGAGCCTTAATAATAGGCACGCCGTCAACCTCACCTACAACACCACGAATAGCAATCTGGGTTGCCATATCACCCTTCTTGGTAAATGCATCATCCAGCTTGATGCACTTGTAGTAAGAGGACCGGCAAATGCAGACACGACCTGCGGTAGGCACCTTTGCATCATCCAACTTCTCCTGCACAGACAGGAAACTTTCATATGCATTGGTCTTGGTAGTTGCGCCGACGATAATATTTTCTTTCTTTGCAGATGCTGCGATCTTATGGATTCTGTAGATATCCACCTCCGGAATTACCACTTCATCGATCTGGCGAGCCAGTGCCTTACCTGCTTCCATAGTCATCTGAGTGTCATCATAAGACTTGCGGTCGATGGTGAAGGTGAAGGATCTGTCCTGAGACAAGGTCATTTCCTGCTCATTATTCCCCAGCTCATCAGGATCACCATAACGGTTAGAACCGGAAGTCTTGTAATCATTCATTCCAACGGTAGGAATGGAGTATACCTTAACGGTCTCCACACCGATAAAATCATATTCCTGGTTTACCAACGCTCCAGTCAGAGATCCCAGTGTAAAGCGCTCATCTACCTTCTGACTGTACTTACTTGCATAATTTACTGTTGCCATAATATTTTACCTCATTCTTTCTTAAAAATTATGAATTGAACCCCTTCAAGAACGGATCCTCGTTGTCTCCACCGCCGGCACCTGAATTTACAGTAGGTCTGTTTTTAAGCCATTCGGCTTCTTTCTTTTTAATCAGTGCCTGCTGTACCTCGGACTGGATCTTGAAAAGAGTATCTGTGTCTCCGTCATACTGGGCTTCTGCTGCCTCTGTCGCCTTGTCCTGCGGGTATCCAAGTCCCAAGAAATTCTTTTCCAGCTTAGTTACCGTATTCTCCTTCAGAAGCTGGTTGAACTTTGCATCTCTTTCAGCCTCTCGCTCAGCCTTTTCCTGATCCCGTTTCTGCGCATCTGTCAGAGTTGCGTTATACTTCTTTTTCCAGTTGGCCGCATCGCTGGCCGCCTGTTCCTGCTGCTTTTTCAGCTTGGCATTTTCGATGCGCATCTGCTGCAGCTGCTCCTCCACAGAAAGTTCCACTTCCTGCTCCTTACCGGCTGTGTCCTCTGCCACAGTGTTATCCAGCGCAGTGTCAGAACCAAGTCCTTGGATCTGCTCATTTTCTAACTTAGCTGTTTCATTTTCTTTCATCTCGATACCTCTACTTTCTGCGATTGATTACCCTCGTTTCCCTACGAGCTTTTTGTTTCTGCGATTACCGTTTTCCCTAACGTTTGCGAAATTTGAAATACGCTTTCCCTAGCGCATATAAAAAGCACCTATCTTTCGATAAGTGCCAATTTACAGATCTTTGATTGGACTGTTTGTTACCTGATCACTGGAATCTTGCATAATACGCTTTGCATCAGGATTTGGATCTTGGTCATCTTTATTTTTTGTACTTTTCCCGGCTTTTTTACTTTCAAGCAATGCTCTCTGATATTCCAGCATCATAGGCACTGAATCTTCTACTGCTTCTGCTAAATTGGGGAAGAAATCTATTGCCTCCATTGCAATTCTGGGATGAACCATATTCTGAACCATCGTTGCCAGTGAATTGATTTTCGTGGACATATCGAACGTCTTCTGGCGGATAGGTCTCACATCAATATCACTGTTTTTCAGATTGAGCAACGGACTGTTCTGTGGAACATCCGGTGATTTTTTTATTGCAATCAGTGCAAGGTCATTTCGGCGCTTGTACGCCGATTTTATGATCTGTGCCTGCTTACACGCTACCGCTTCCGTTGCCGTCCAGCCGGAAGAAAGGCTTGTTGCCCCCGTAGTGGATCCGCCGCTCTGTTCTGTCTGCTTCGGTGTGAATGTTCTTTCCAAGATGCCATCGTGCTTTGCCTGGATGTTGGCAAGGACACCAGCATAGTCATAATCAAGAACAAGGCCTTTGATGTTCGGCTGTTTACCGTTTCCGTTGGTCTTAGTCAAAATCCATTGTCCGGCCTGCGGTCCCTTCGGATTTCCTTTTTCATCAGAGTCTAATTCAATGTCATTTCCCCACCAGTTTGCCTGCGTCGTCTGCGACACATCATTGCAAAGATCAGATTCCAGAATATTCAGAGCATTTAACTCATCTATCTGCCTTTCAAAAACACCGGTACGGTCAATGGCTCTTTCAAACTCTATGATATGAACCTTACCGAAAGGATTCTCTGTTATGTCATATTTTCCATCGCCGAGCTTTTTTCCTTTTTCATTCTTGGTGCCGTCGATAATTTCCACCATATCACGGATTACAAATTCCTCATCATCTGTGATGCATGTAAATATTCTCGATCCGTTTTCTTCTTCTGAATAGGACACCCCCATCATAGGACGTTCATAAGCATCGGATGAGTAAATAACAAATGAATACAAAGGATTCAATGTTACGAGATCAAATACCGCTTCGCCATCACCGGGATTTCTTTTAATATCAATGAGTTGGCAGCATATACCGCAAACTTCCAGATAGTATGCAAGAAGCTGATCCTTGGATTCCATATCCTCGGCATCGTACATCTCATTAAACAGTGTAATGGCAGAATCATTATCTTCCGGCCTGCTGCCTTTGGGATGTTTATCCGATTTCTGAACAAATGCCATATGGTTGCCCCAGAAATATCCCAACCAAAATTCTGTGATCTGATGTGACAGATTCGAAATGGACTTGATATCAACATCTGTTCGAACCTTCTTATCACGCACCAGTGGCTGATCACCCTTTTCAAAGTTGATGAGATAGCGGATCTGCGTACGATTCTGCTCATGTTTTATCATGGCTTTCGTGAGCACATCGATAACATTTTTACTTGTGATTTCCTTCACATCCGTATATATTTTTATGCGGCCACGATATTGAACCTCACGTTCCTTCTCACTCACACTCTCACCACCTAACACAAAAGCCACCGCCGGATCTCTCCAACGATGGCTTATTTGCTTTCTCGCTTATTGTAACTATAACAAATAATTTCGGGACATATAGGACAACCTTATTTTTCCATGAAGCGATAAAACATCTTTTTGACACTATCTTCTGTATTACCGCCACCGATACGATCTGCAACTTTATTCCACGACAGGTTTTCAATAAACCGAAGAGTAATAATCCGTCTTATCCGGCTATCCTCCACGCCAGCGATAAATTCTTCTACCTGATTCAAAGTCTCAGTCAATTCCAGCTCCAGGTTTACAAGCGTAGCTTTTCTCACATACAGCAGGCTCTTTTTTCTGCTGTACTCGGGATACGGAAATCCCTCGATCCTAAAATGCTGGATTCCGCCACTTCCGCCGCTTACAGTATCTATAACATTGCCCTCTTCCTCGATTTTTGCAATTTGCTTTTCAGTGCTTTCAATCCTATTACGTACCTCTTTTACTTCCTCCTGCAAGTCACTATATTGGGTTAAAATTTCCTTTGAAATCATGTATGATCGCTCCTTTACCCCATAGGGCTGTTAATAATTGTTGTTTTTACATTCCCTTCATCAATAAGCTGAAACAACTGCACCAATCCATCTGCACTATCCTCATGCTCATTCTTCCCGACCTGGGTAAGCATCCCCAGCTCTTCCATAGCATCCTTGTACTCATCACTCTGTAGCTCCGGTTTGAGAAATCTGAATCTTCGTTTTATATCCGGTGCATATTGGATGATCTTCGCCATCTTTCCCACTTGGTTACTTGCTTTTGCCCAAGAGATATTGGTTTTAAATCCTTGTTCTCTTAATAGCCGGTCAACATCCTCAGCATACTCATCCCCTCCGTTGTTAGCTTCAAAACGCACCATATTTGGCTTTTGCTGCATCGTTTTTGCCACAACAAGAGGTTTGGTAACGTATTTATCCCCTTTATTAAATATCCAGTCCGGAATATATATAGGACCATCATCAGCACTACCGAACAATTTTCCAAACGGCATCGACAGGCTATCTCCGCCGCCCCATGCCACGTCACAGGCTGCCGCTGTGAGACAATCACCATCCGGAAGAACACCATTGTAATATTCCAATTCATCTATAGGGAATATCAGTCCTTCTCTTACGAACGGTCTCTGCTGATACTTAGCCATCCACTCATTTTTATCTAACCTGTCACGCAGGTTCTTGTAATACTCTGTGGAGAATCCAAGACCATAATCATAATTGAAGTTGGATTCATCATTTTCGTTCAGTGCAGGGATCTTCCGGAACCGTGCCTTTGGATTCCCCTTGAACTTCTCTTCATTCCGTCCTAACGGATCTGCAACACACCACCTGGTACCTACCATCAATTCCTTGGCACCGTCGTTCTTACGGTCAACCATGACATTGAGATAGTCCTGATAGCGATTCTCCAGTCGGATCGGACTTAATGATTCTGTCCTGTCCCGGATAAGATCATCCACATACAGATAGCCGCCGGCAGAAATATCAACCGCACCGGTCCATGTTCCATCAATACCACGGCAGGTAAGTGTCGCAAATCTGTCCGGATCATTGAGATTCACCGTGTATTCATCCGATGATTTGCTCTCCAATGTTACGTTGGGGAAAATCTCGCTGTATGTATATTCCGGTGACGTAATCAGGTTCAGGAACTCTTTATAGAATCCCTTTGCCAGGATTCCGGAGTGTCCACCCATAGCATTATGTAAATCCGGATGCCTGCCTGCACACCATGCAAGGAAGAAAATGCACACCGTGGACTTGCCGACTCGCGGAGGAAGAGACAGTCCGTAGAATTCAATCAGTCCGTCTTCCAGATCCTGAAGGTCTTCTACCACCACATGAAGCGTCTTTGCTCTCGGCTGATAAAATCGTTTCTTCGGGGATCGGTTCTTCTCCATATACAGCAAGAAACTTTCAAACTGGTGCGGTGCTTCGAACTTCATAGCCTGCCAGTACAGCTGATTCAACACGATGGATGACGGCAACGTTGGAATCTTACGTTTTATGAAATTTGTCAGCTTCAGTGCATAGGCAAGATCATGATCCCCCTCGGGATCAGCAATCACCTTCGCCATATCCAACAGGTCGCTCAGTGCCTTGTAGCTGTTCAGATCCGATCTCTTGATGGCATCCACCACCGCTTTATTTTGTGCTGATACCACGAAAAAAAGAGCCTCCTTTCCTTACATTTTGGAAATTTGGCTCTCTGCGTAGGCACTCTACGGCTGGTGCTCTTGGAAATATTCTATTTGCTATGCTAAGCAGTCCAAAACACAACATAACACATATGGTTTGTGTCAAATGTTATACTGATAATTTGTTCTGCGCTCTTTAATTCTTCCCAATCCTGGTCATTTTGCAGAATGGCTTGATTTATATCATTAAGGTTTTTGCAATATTGCCATTTCACAAACTTTGCTTGATTCATAAATTATTTCACCCCAATTCTATTAATTTTCCCGCATTTCGGACATTTGATTTCAGCCTGTCCGTTAAATTTGCCTAAAAGGCGGTTGCAACGACTACAACGATGTTCAGATAATTGGTGTAACTTTTTCCATTCATCAACCACCTGCATAATAAATCGCTTTCCACAACTTCTTGATGCCTGTACAAGAGCAACATCATTGCCCTTAGTACATTCTTCCTCATATTTCCGAAGCAGTTCTTTTTGCAAATCAGAAATCTGAAATGGAGCAATTCTTTCTGCAAACTCAACGAATGATATTCCGCTTGTTTTATCATCAAAACAATTTTTCAGTATATCAGCAGTTTTCTTTGAATCTGCCATAATCACAGGTTCATCTTCTAACTGCGAACATTCTATTTTCTCATTGTTTCCAATACTTATAGGCGTTGCCTGTCTAAATGCATCCCGTTCTATACTCTCAATTACTGCTTTCATGCTCATCCTTCCACCAACTTTCTGCCGCACATCGGGCAAAATGCAATATTAAAATATCCTGCTGCCTTACATCCTTTATAAATCACGATACCTGGCACTTTATCTCCAGTATTCTTCATAATCTGCGCATCTGTTAAATCCGTTTCATTGGCGCACTTTTTGATAGGAATATCAGTACCGAATATTCTGTTATCACTATAGTCCTTACAAAAATCACACATTCAACACCTATCCCTGCATCTGTGATAAATAACTTTTCTGCTTACATTTGCTTTATACGTTTTGCCAAGTGACCGAACAAACGGATATTTGTCTTCCTCACGGTCTGCATACTGCAACTGCTTCACGTATGGTTCTAATTCATTTGAAATCCGTTCTACAAAGTCCTTTAGTGATCTGAAAGCTTTAATTGCCTGTTCCTGTAAAAACAGGATTATTGCTCGCCATGTATCAATTACTTTTACGGCATACTCAAGAAGCATTTCGCCTAATTTTCGATACCATAATTTGAACTCAACAACCATATAACCTTGCGATTCAATAATCTTTTTCTGATCTTCTGACACGTTAAGAGCCATACTCACACCTCACATCAAAGTTGCTACGAACAAAATTCCATAATATAACGTGGAGTTCTTCTTTTTGTCCCCGCTTAAAAATTTCCACCCGGAATAAATCATCAAGACAAGTCTAATTATTTCAAATATAAAACCCAGTATTAGAAGAAATAACTGCATCACAACACCTCGTTTTTGTGTAAAAAAAATACCAACCATCGAATATTGACGGTTGGTATTTTCTATTTACTTTCATGATAATCAACAATTAAATTTGCCGTTATTACAGCCACCATTATCGGGCATGCAACCTTTGAAAAAACTTCTGCACAAATACTGCTAAATCCACCTAGATCAACAAAAAATGCCACTATTGATAGAATTATACAAATTGCAACCATTGACACAATCATTATAGCATATTTTTTTATTCGTTTCCGTTTTTTGACTTTATCTAATTCCTCAACTTCTTTTTGATGTTGTTCATTAAATTTTTCCAATTCCTTTTCATATTCTTCTTTACATATTTTATACTCATGAGACTCCATCATTTTATGAAATAATTCCATCTTCCGAGTTGTCCAAGGATTGCGATCCCTCCATTCTATATATTTATCAACATCTTCAAATCCATTTAACATTCTAGGATGACCTGGCTCATTGTCATGAGATGGACTGTTTTCGTAGCTGGGTGAATTTAAATACCAAAACTGCAATGTCACAAACTCACTCCCAATTTTCAATTTCAAATTTTCCAAGCTGTGATTATGTAACGATATTAATGAACATCCTATATACTGAGCATCTAACGTTGTCCCTATATGTCCTGCTCCTTTTGAAACCAATGTAACCTTTGAATTATATGTCCCCCCAATCTTATGTGATACATATATAGATTCCTCCGTATAAATCAGTGCCATATCATCAGGCTCAATAATGATATAATCACCATTTCTAATAGTTTTTTTCGTCTTTAAAGACCATGCAAATTCACTTACATGTAAGTCAATAGAATTAGCCTTTATAGAATCTTTATACACAGGATATATGTATATGTTCTCCCCTAATTCCTTTTTTAAATCAACAACGCTCAACATATTCCCCGCCCCACCTTCATTTGTAATATATAAGAATTATACCACTTCAACCGTCAATATTCAATTATCAAAGATCGAAACGCCAACGGTAGGATTTGAACCCACAAGCCATTTCTGACAGACGATTTTCAAGACCGTTCCCTTTACCGCTCGGGCACGTTGGCAATTTTATATGCTCACATAAGCCTCTCAGTGAGCGTTGCAATCTTCCTATTTAACGATTGCTTACCACGGCTTTCGCCAATACATTTCAGCAAAACATAGACCATCTGCTGGCAGACAGCGTAATTTGACCGAATAATTGCAGAAACAGATATTATGCAGCAGTTAGTCAGCACCTGCGAACAGGGACAAGCGTTATGATTTTCTGCTGTTTATCGGCAGGATGTCTCCCGGCTGTTTACCTGACTTGTACATTTACGAAACACCTTGTGCCGCCACCGTATCTCACGCTCTATTTTATTTCTGCAAAATGGGGAAGAAAGGAATTGAACCTCCAGTGTTTACCACGTGGGAACGGATTTACAGTCCGCTGCAACACCGCCAATCGTTGCCGCTTCCCCGAAATGCGCGGACACCTCACTCCATATCTCTGTATGCGACTGCGCTACGCATACAGTATCAGATCAGCTCGGCACCATCGGAACGGAAGGATTCGAACCTTCAATCCGGCTCTCGTTGTTGTTTTCCGTGTACACGCCACTTTTACCAATTAAGCTACGTTCCGAAACCGCCATCAGACGGTTAGCAATAATATTTTTCGTGCCCTGCGTTGCACTATCCATGCGCTATCATGGAAAATAGGTGGGTGAGGATTCGAACCTCACACGATTAGCATGCTTCCCGTCATCTAAGTTGTTGATTTCAACGGATTATCTTACAACAATAGCGTCTACCAATTTCGCCACCACCTACGCCCATCTTATGACTGCAAGGGCCGTGCAGGGTAATCAATCTCTGTCATTTGACTGCCTGTAGTTCCACCCGCCGGCTTTGAAGATTGATGCTCTATTTACTCGCGTATGCCGAGCTTGCCGTATCGTTGTTAAAGCAGGACTAACACTGCTCTCTCCGACTCCGTGGGATGGGAGCCGGAAAACCCTCACGAGCCATTGACGGCTCTTAACAGCATTCCGCTATGAGGTGTAAAAGGGGGTATTGCTCATGGACTAAGCAATACAGTGGAGTCTCTGGGACTTGAACCCAGGACCGACCGGTTATGAGCCGGGTGCTCTAACCAACTGAGCTAAGACTCCTTTTTAACACGCCGTTCTATTTCTGCAATCATCGCTTGAATCAGTCTATGTGCAAACGGGCAATCATACATTTTCAGCAACACCTTACATTCCCGGTTGATCTGCTCCCAGTCTTCATCAGATTTAGGATACGGATTGCCTTTATGGATTTTCCAGACTGCAGTATAAATTGCTTTTACATCCTCCGGAAGCTCTTTCTTCTTTTTCCCAGTCATGTTTGAAGCGCTTCCATCGCGCTTATTGTTATGATCCATCTGGCAGGCAAACATCTCTGTGATGTTGGATCGTTCCTGTTTGATTCCATGCCCCTGAAGGAATAATTCACACTGAAGGACATCACCGCAGTACTGACATTCATCCGTGATCTCTTTACCGTAGATTTTCATAAGCTATAACCTCAATCCTTAGTTCCACATATCCCCAGGAGGATCAATAGCAAATACATCCACCACGGAGCCTGCAATGTATATAAAATCCAAAATAGCATAACGAGTAAAAAAATCATGCGTTTCCTCCTGTTAATCGTATTTTCCATCTGTGATTTCTACCGGGCAGCCATTTACATTCAGTATTGCTACCACTGTGCCCGTATTGAGACTTACTCTCCCAATAACCGGATTTTTTAAATAGCTGACAGCTTTTACATACACATAGGCGTTAGTGGTCTTACTGCCAACTACACGATATCCATATCTTTTAAAATATCTTCTAGCCTTTGTAATAGCCTTATCTTTTTGAATGAATGGTATCACGGCTATGTCTCCTAAATGGTCTTTTTTGTTTTTTTGAAATTTTTGAATCCTGTTATCGAACGTAACTTTTGAATTTTATCTGATGTGGTTTGAATGATATTGTTTGCAGTAAGTTAATGGTCTCTATGTAGGAAGATGGCCTTTTTAATTTTTGAGTGGTTGAGGGGCTCAGTTATGCCCCGGGGACCGTTTCCAGTAGACCCCCGCCCCCGGTCTGATCCTGTGCCCTTTTCAAAAGTTCGCATTTATACCATTTTGCGAACTTTCCCATATTTTCGGGGTTTTCCGTTTTTGCCACTCTAAAACCTTTGTGCATATTGCCGAAAGATCCTTAAAAATCCGGCTGGACATCCCCCGGAAGATCTCCGGCGGTGCTGTAATCTGCTGCGATCTGCTCCGCTGTCCGGTGCTGCTCTGGATTAGCTACCAGGACCGGTGCGGTTTCAACCATGCCATAAGCAGCTTTTGCAATAAATATTTTATTTGAATCAGTTCCCCGGGAATTCTGCAATGAATTTATCAAAAAATTTTTACAAATATTTTTCCATTTTTTCACCGCTTCACTGTGCGCTGTACTGGGTTCCGCCCTGTACTGCTCGCCCCTGTGGTTCAGCTGCCATGCTGCAAAGTCTTTTATATACTTACCTTCAGAGTCATAATATACTGTACTTCTTAATACTCCACTACTCCAGTTTGATAACGTACCAGGATTAATATTAATTAACATACTAAACGATTCTAAAGTAGGCAGCATATTATATTTAACACATAATCTGGTATATATATTAAAAATATTATCTAACTGCTGTATATCATTATTATCTACCTTTGGGATATTATCAGAGATATATAATATCATAGCCATAAAAGTATTAGAGTTATTTGGCATCTCTTCACGCTGTTTATCGTCCAGTTGATTATTAATAAATTCGTCTGCTAGTTCCTGGATGCGATTCGTATATACCTTTGTTCCGTTATATGCAATCTCTGTATTGTCTTTCATGGCTCCCTGTCCTTTCTGATCTGCTCCATGTCTTCCGGATCCCTGGAAGTGATCGAATAAAAAAATAAAGCTCCAGCCCTACGGAGTGGATACCGTATAGACTGGAGCCGTCTGCTCTGATCTCTGCACGCCTGCTGCGTGGTCGTTGTATGTGGTCAAGGCCTGCGAGCTAGCACATACACGCTTTAATTATTCCGGCGGATCATTGCCGCCCTATGGATATATTATAAACCACAGAATTATTATTATGTCAACCACCATTTTATAAAAATATTTATGTATGCGCATACGCGCTTTTATTTATATCCTTTTTAAGCCCTTATAATATATTAATATATATAGTTTATATCCGCGCGCGAGGTTTGCTTGGGAACTGTTTGGGAAAGTGCGTGGGATTTGCTTGGGAAATTGAAAAATGCAAAGTCTTGAAAGCCGCATGAATACTGGTTTTGTTGGCTGTCCGTTGCTTGGGATTTGTTCGGGAAGTTGCTTGGGGAGTTTTTGTTATATGTGAAGTATAACAGCAGAAAAGGCACAAAAAAGGCAGCCTTTGAAAGACCGCCTTAATTATCCAGATCAGCCAAAACAAGCCGGGTAATATATCCGTTTACGCTTTCTCCTTTTGCTTTTATTCTCTCTTTTGTTCCTTTTGGCAATGTTATAGAAATTCTGTCGTAATTTTCTTTTATATGCTCATTCTGTCGTTTATACTGCTTTTCTAACCGTTCTTTAGCTTCTTTTCCTGTCAACAGATATCACCCCTATTTCATAAAATCTTTTATTAAATGTTATCACGTAATAATTATTTATGCAATACGATTATTAAATATATTGCATTATAAACAATATTGTCGTGTATTTATGTAATACTGTTTATGCAAAATGTAGAATCTTCATTTTATGTAAATATATTTATGTAATACTATTGCATTATTTGTATTTATGTAATACTATTATATTAACAAATGAAAAGCCGCCCGGCATTCTGGAAGATCCACCGAGCGACACCCAAAAAGAAAGGCACTCAAATTATAACACGGGTGAAAAGGTAAAAGCAAATGGAAAGAATTGAAGAGCTGGAAAAGGAATTAACAAAGGTTTGCGGCACTTACGAAAATGATTGCTCCAAGTGCACGAAACAAGCGGAATGCGAAGAATATTGCAAATTGTCGCAGATATATGAAATCGTATACAAGTAAGAAAGTGAGGTATCTAGCATGCAGAATATAACATTTAATACTTGCCCTTGGGCGGTAGCTTACAAGATCGACAAGAGCACACAGGACGACAGAAAAACAAAGGTAATTATTACCGCTACTTTCTCCCATCCAGACAACGCAGAAGATTTTATAAATAACTGCTTGCCAAAGAACACAAAGGATAGATTTTTTATAATCCGGCTGGCAGATCTTGAAAACTGCGAGGATGCCGACAGAATCCAGAAAGTTTCTGAATTCTATGCAAAAATTATTTAAGCCGAAACGCTCCGCCCTGGGGCGTCAGCCGTGGGATGGTCTCCCGGCTCTGATGATGGCAGACCAGAAAGGGAAAACATGACAACATTAAAATTGAAAAATAATAAAATCTATAGTACTTCTACACTCTGCGAAAAAACGGACGTTTTCGAAATCGTTGATAAAATACCGGCTGGCTTTTTCGTTTGGAATATTGGCGAAAACATGGGGACGCATGAATATATTCCTGTTTGTGAGGACCTGCACCCGGAGAATAAAGAAGATTATAGCATTAATTTAGCAACACTTAAAGCAGTAAAAGTCACACCGGATGAATGGAAAAAGCTTAACAAAGCCGCTGCCTGGGGCGTTGGAAATCTTAAGCAGGCAGAAAAAGCGTTGAAAAGTAAACGCCACGGCTACACATCCGACAGAAAAAGAGCCGCCGCAGAACTCACAATTGAAATTTTCCGTAGAATTTGCGAATAGTCGAAACCGCCCGCGCGGCGGTCTGTAGGAACTGCCCCACCTGCACCGATGAGACAGGGCACACGATGAAAGGATGGTTAATATTATGGAATTTATGGAGAAATTGCAGAAACAAAAAGATGATTCAAAAGCTGCATACATTAAAGCTCGGGACGAATGGGCGGACACCAGAACCGCCGAAAATATCAAGGGCGACTTTGAAAAATGGAAAATTGTTTGTGATAGAAAGCGTGATTGTATGCGCTTGGGTGTACTTATTTAGGCAAGCGGCGGCGGTTCCCGGGGTTCGATTCCCCGGTTTGCTTTTACCCGGATCACCGGGGAAAATTGAAAATATGGAGGAATAGGAACATGACAAGAATTGAAAAAATGCGAAAAGATGGATACCCAAATATCATAAAAGGGAACGGAGGATTTAGGGCGTATTTGAAAGATATGCAACCTTTAGGCGGTGGAGATTATATGGCTATATATCGCTATCCCGGCGGGGAATGCTGTCATAGTCTGGAAGAAATTCAAAAATGCTTTGAAATCATTGAACAATAGCCGCCGCAGAGGATGCCCGCCGGATCACTACCGGCGGCGGTTTTATATTCAAACGAAAGGAGAAAAAAGCACATGAAGGAAAAGAACCTCGAACGGCTTTATAAGCTACTGGAACGCGCAGAGCGCGAACACGACACAGACACAGCCGCCGCCCTGCGGTGGGCTATTTACGAGTTAGAAAGGGGATAGAATCACATGGGAGCTTATACCACACTGGCGGTTAATGAAGAAAGCTATAACCGCATTGTTTCGCTGATCCGCACCGGCTACACTGGAAAAGGCAACGTAATACACCGCCCTGCGCCACATATGGCCTGCTGCTTAGTTATACAGGCTAATTTAGGCTGCAGGATCGGTGATATTTTGCACTTGTCCCTTTCTTCTCTGGTGCGTGATGGCGATCACTACAGAATGGACATCGTGGAAGAAAAGACAGGTAAGGCACGGCGGCACCAGGTACCGGAACCGGTTTATAACTATATTCGGGACTACTGCGAAGAAAATAGAATCAACCCAGAGCGGCGCATATTCCAATTTACAGAAAGGGCTGTACAGAAAGCGCTTAAGGCTGCTCGGGAATATTTAGGCATCCCGCAGACCTCAACACATAGCTTCCGAAAGTTTGCCGGCCAGCAGATCTATAAAAACTCCGGCCATGATATTGAAGCAACAAGGGAATTTTTCCAGCATGCCAGCGTTACAACAACACAGAAATATCTGGCCAAGTCCTCGGAGCAGCTGGCGCAGGCTATAAATAAAAGTGTTCACTTACCAGTTGAAACGGATTGACACAAGGGGAAGAACTGCGTAAAATCCATTTTAAGGCAATTATGCGGTCTATACGTGAGTTTCTGCGTCTGCTCTCCTATCGTCAAAATTTGAGCCAGCCAGAGCCACAGGCGGGGCATATTATAAGTTTGTGGAGTGTGCCCCCAGAACTGGGGAAGAATAATCAAGAATACTATATCCAAAATCAGATCACATTTTTCAGAACAAATCTGTGTGAAATCTACACAAAATTTTGAAAAAATTCCATTTCGATTTTTCAACTGAAAATGAGGGGTAGGGGGGTATCAAAATCATTTACCAAGATTTTTTTGAAAACTTCTCCTATTTTTGCGCAAAAAAATAAACCGATCTATGGTCGATTTATCTTTAGTATGAAGAAAGGCACTTGTACAACTCTCCTTTCTCTAATTATTCTGATATTGATTTGAGTACCTAGTTGAGTACCTAATCAATACCACCCTGTGAAAACCCGCATAAATGCTAAGTTTATGATGGAGTAGACGGGAGTCGAACCCGTGTCCAAAAGCCTATTCCCTGTCCTTCTACG